ATGCTTAATTTTAAGATGGCTCAACACATTAAATTTACTAAATCGGTAATAGACTCTATTCCTTTGTCTGAAGAGAAACAAATCTTTTACAGAGATACAGTAACTATAGGATTTGGCTTATGTGTGGGCAAAACTAAAAGCTATTTTGCTGAAAAGAAAATGCCTAATGGCAAGTCTAAACGTAAAGTTATTGGAAAACATGGCGTCTATACATTAGAACAAGCCAGAACTGAAGCTAAACGCTTGCTAATCATGATGGATGAAGGTGTAGATCCTGTTAAGCAAAAGCGTGAAATACGTGCTTCAGCAATTCAAAATGATGCCTTACAAAAGCTAGTGCCTACCCTTTCTGAAGCTTACCAATACTATAAATTGCGTAAAAAGCTGGCTGAAACCTCTGTAATTGCCTATGACGGATGCATAGAGAATTACTTCAACGATTGGAAAGATTTGAAACTTGATCAAATCACCAGTGCAATGATTATCGATCGACATTTAAAACTTTCTGAAGCAAGCCCTTCCCGAGCTAATCTTGCATCAAAATTTTTGCATGCCCTCTTTAACCATACGATTAGCAGATATAAGGATGAGTCTGGAAATAAAATTCTAAATATTAAAAATCCGGTTGTTATTGTTAAAGAAGAAAAGGCTTTCAATAAAATTAAACGTAGAAAAGGTCACGTTCGTGCGGATCAGCGCGAAGCATGGGCGCTTGCTGTTGCCACAACTTATTGGATGGGTGAACAAAATAATGACTTTAGAGCTTATACCAATCAGGACTTTTTGTTCTTACTTGCTTTAACTGGTTTTAGACGTAGTGAGGCTGAAGCTGTTGAGTGGAAAAATGTAGACCTTCAGTTCGGTACCATCAAAATCGTTAACACTAAAAACCATGAGGACCTTTTATTGCCTATGGGTGATACCCTTTGGCACCTTATGCGTGAACGAAAAAAACGTGCCGGCAATAATAAATATGTCTTTACCGATAGAAATGGTGTTTCCCATATTTCAGACCGCCGAGCAGCACGTGAAAAAGTAACTGAGAATTCAGGTATCGAATTTACATTCCATGATTTACGCCGCACCTTTGGCACTATCGCGAACAGCTTAGCCATAGGAAGCTATACGATCAAAAGACTAATTAACCACACCACGGACGATGATGATAACGACGTGACTGATGGATATATTCAAGTTTCTTTCGATGATTTAAAGAAAGCTATGAATATGATTGAAGACGTGATTATTTCTGATCCGGTGAAAGAATTGATTAAAAATCGTTTGTACTTTGAAAAAAATGAATCGAGAAATCAGGCTCAAGCATTGATAGATCATCATACTAGAATATTAGATAATTATAATAAGTGATATCAAAATGAATAGTCGGGCTGATTAAATTGGTCCTAAATATTAAATCAATTACTTAAAAACTGAGAATGAATAAATGAAAGATTGGATCTATTTTTATATTGAACATACCATTAAATATGGTGAGCCATTCTATAAAGAAATCGGTTGGTCATTAGGTTTGAAGAATAATTATATAGTTATGAGCTTAATACAAAGCTAAATGAAGACAAATGTTCAATGGTAGGTAGATCGTGGATTGCTAGTCTCAATAGAATAGCCGCAATAAGTTTTAAAATGGCGTAAATAATGTCCCAAATTAACTATACAAAAACTCATCAAGGAAAAATCATATATGTTCTCAACTACACTTATGGATTTATCAAAACTAAGAAAGCATCTTTGTGTACCTTTATTTTTATGTGCAATTTTGACTGAATTGACAATGTCCAAGGATCCATTGTACTTAACTTTAAGTACGCTTGGAGATTCCTTATTTATTAAAATTATGGTCTATACCTTAGGATGTATTGTACTTGCATTTATAATTTACTTCTTTGTAGCTTTATTTGAAGAATCTCTATTTTATCTAGACAATTATTTACCAAATACTTTGTTCTTTTGTGGTTATGCTCTCATTGGTTTAGGATTACTTGTAATTGGGAATTTTGTAACAGGTCTACCAAGCAGTGTTTTTAATATTTATTGGCATTTTGGCTTTCTTGCCTTTGGTTTTGATCTTCTATCATCCCATATTGAGTTCAATAATAAAAAACCACTAGTAAGCTAAATTTTATGATTCAACAAAAGCTACTTTTTATAAGTGGCTTTTGTATAAAATTTTGAACAAACCTCAAATGACGTTACTTAAAATTCAAAATAGCCTTTGATCAAAAAAACCACTAAGATGCAATAAAAAAGGGGCAATTTATGTGTGCTAACTAGGAATCTATAAGTAAAGATAGGGTACACCTACTATATCTATTCGAGCCTACATTCGACTACAAAGCTGACGTTTATCCGGGTTACGTCTGTCCTCTTATTTTTCAAAAGATGGTCATATAGAATGGCGGAGTATATTTTTATTTTTTTGCAGCCCTTGTAACAACATATATATTAATAGTTGAATCTACTACTCATTATAAAATAAAAGCCCTCATTAGAGGGCTCTTTCACACTTAATCTATTACTTTAGAAACTTATTACTGTGGAATAATATTCACAGCATTAGGACCTTTTTGGCCTTGAGTAATATTAAAAGTTACACGTTGGCCTTCATATAAAGTTTTAAAGCCTGAAGTGGCAATTTCTTTAAAATGAGCAAAAACATCTGGACCAGAATCTTGTTGAATAAAACCGAAACCTTTAGTTTCATTAAACCACTTTACTGTACCAATAGCTGTATTAGACATAATATATCCTTTGATTTTTAATAATTGGAAGCCATGATTCATGACTAATTTAACTTTGAAAAATATAACAAATTGAGCTTAAATCTTAAAAAACGGAGGATTATGAATAAAACTGCGATACTGAAAGAGAATTTACTAATAAGTCTTTTTTCTAGTTAATCTTAGTATACACAAAATAAGCCTTTATTCAAGTAATTTATATAAAATATTTATTTTATTTATATAAAACAATGTGTAATGATCACATAATAAACAGTATGCCAATATTTCATCCATAAAGCTTTATCTATGCAATACTCACATTATTGATGGTATGGGCTATCTACCCTTTTTACAGATATCTCCACAGAACAGGCCTTCTTTAATAACGAAAATACATAATAAAAACTACAGAGGGTTGTTCATTTTACTTTGTTATCATTGCTGCAATTCACGATGATAACAATGATATTATGACTAAACCAATAGTTCCCCTAACACCTTGTATAGAAAGCGAATCAGTGAAGGCCTTACTTAAGAAAATTAGCTCTGATTCAATGCCATTTTATGTTAGTTGCCAACCGAACCAATCTGATATCGAAAATGAGTGCTTTCCATTAGTAGACAAATATATTCAGGCTCATGGTGGAGAAAGAATAAATGGATGGGCACTGTGGGAACAACCCAACCTTTATATTGAGGCTGAATTTCATGCTATATGGAAATCGCCAGAAGGTAATTATTTGGATTTAAACCCTCGCCAACATAAAACAGTAAATATTTTATTTTTACCTCAGTTGGACTTAACTTATGAAGGTTTTCAAAGAAACAATATTCGCCTACCCTTGACTAATAATAAGAGCGTACATGATTTTTTAAAATTTAAAGATTATGAATTCGAGTTTAATAATAGAGGGAATCGAAAAGGAATGCATGGTGAGGTTTATATAACAGATCCAGCTGAAATAAGAGAATATGATAATTTAATGCGAACCTTATTAAGATTAGGTATAGAAATCAATCAACTAATTAAGCCTCTTACAAACTATGATCCATGTATTTGTGGAAGTGGCAAAAAGGCGAAATGGTGTCATAAACTTAAATAATATAAAAAGAAAGCTCTCTTCAGAAAGCTTTTACACAAACTCTACACTAATATTATTAATCGAGTGAGCTGTGCATCTTGATAAAAGAATGCACAGCAATGTGATTACGGAAGCTATCCTTGAGCGTTTGCAATGAAAGACTTTCATATAACAATCCGATTTGCGATCCAGCCATAGAAAAACTGTTCCTGCTTTGGATTACGCTCACAGATTTCAATGTAGCGTTGCCCTTGCATAATATTGAGCACTCGCACCAGTACTTTCTCGCCTTCTTTCCCGCGTTTGGCCAGATAGGTTTTAAGCGCACCTAAAGTGTTAGAACCATACACACCATCCACGTCCAAATCCGCATACCCAGCTTTACCTTGATTGTTGAGCAAGTTTAGAGCACGTTGTAAAAGAGGTTTTGCAAAGCTGGTACCACAGTTCACTCCTGTATCCAAAAGCTCTTCTGCCACCATGGGACTAACAGTATTCACCTGATCAAATCGTGGGGCTGTCCAGTACTGCTTCTTGTAAACCGCTTTGGCTACTTCAAGCGGCAAATCTTTCATATTGCCTTTGTAGCCATTTTCCCGTGCCACAGCTTCGGTAATACCATACTTTGTTGCCCCTCCTCGATCTGCTGGGTTATTTACGTACCCGCCCTCACGCTTAATTAATTCATCAAGATATTTTTCAATGTTCATTTCGGTTTCCTTCAGATATAAAAAAACCGCCCGAAGGCGGCATTAACTGTTTTCAATGTCTTTTCTGGCTTTTTTAAACTCTTTGATCACTTCAACGATCGTTTTACCTTCCTGCTTATCAATGAAGTTAAAGATCCATCGGACTAAAGCCCAACCGGGTAATCCACAAACAAAAAAGAATCCACCAAGTGCGATCATCCCCCATACATCAGTAACCCATTCATGAAGCCCCCACTTCACAATAATGAATGAACCACCCGCTAGACTTGATACAACCGTACAGATCAAGCCTACGGCCCACTCTTGTGGTGAGCGTGGCATACGTGTCATCAATACAACTGCTGCAACTAAAGCGACCGCTAAAGTCACCATAATTGCTGCGCCATAAAATTTTAAAATTGCTGTTAAACCGCTAGTGGAAACTGGTTCCATTAATATCTCCAGAAAATTTAGACAATAAAAAAGCACCCGAATTGGGTGCTCAAAGTTCTTTTAAGATTTAAAGTGTTTGTAGAATTTTCCCTCCATTGATCAATTGAGTTGTAAGTGGTGCCACCCCAACAATTGCAGGTCCACCCGGCCCCGGCTGGCCTTCAGTTGTGCCATGGTATTGCCAGTTCCATGTTCCATCATTGGTGGACTTGGTACCTAGTTGACCCCAGCTTCCACCATCACCGGACAATGGCGATCCATAACGGTCATTTTGGGTTCGATAACCTTTACCAGGCACAGTAGCTTCAGCATCGGTTACTTTGACAACCATAAAGTCACCATTAAAGTACCAACGCCAGTCTTGTGAATCGTTAGTAATAGGTTGTCCGGTCATAACCCGACCAAAAGGTGCTCCAGCTCCACCGGGAATACCCTGAACTCCATACGATAATCCAGTATAAATACCACTTGGTGTTGCGCCGCCACCAGATCCGCCTCGAGCCAGAGTTCCACCATCAATAATCAGGTTTAGTTTACTGTGCCGGTTTAATAGACCGGGTGCTCCCTGAAAACCATCACGACGGGTTTTTGTAAAGTTGTAATCCGGATCGGTAGACCATGCACCAAATGCCAAATGTGGCAACCCGCCATCTCCACCACGTCCAACTACAGCACCTTTAATCGTCAGATTCACAACCAGATCAGGTGGAAACTCACCAGTATCAATAGCAGGTAATTCTGATGCAGCTGGAACGATATACTCTCGTTTTGGAGGACTAGAGTTGTAGTCGAATTTATAGACAAATCTGGTTTCCGGTCGATAAGAACTTGAACTTGAAACCAATGCACCTGCTTCAACTACAAAACTGATTTCGCCAGTCGTTGGTAAATCACCTCTTTGCATCTGATACAAACGTGCCAGATTAATATCAAGCTGGTCATATCGAATATAAATCGGTGAATCATCTACCGGTACATCAATGAAGTCCTTGTCATTGAGGTAATAACGTTCATCGTAATTAATTGCAGTAATTGTATTAGAGAACTGGTCAGCTGGTTCTCTTTTTGCAACCAGATAAGGTAATGAGCCTTTGGTATCGTCATTAACTACCGTGTAGATAGTATTCACAAAGTCATCGGGACTAAGCTTTAAGGCCCCGTTCGGTAAACGCCCTAAAACAACTTTGTTCTTGGCTGAACCCGGTGTAATAGGAATTAGGTCCACGGTACCATCCCCCATTTGCAGATAGATCACATAGCTCTTGCCTGCAATGAAATCTACATCATGGCTTAAGGTGAGGATTAAACCCTCTTGTTGTACCACTTCCCCGCTTTGATGAATACCATTGCGATAATCTGCTACAGCAATACGGTCACGTAGCACAAGCAATTCAGACTCAGGCGCCGCATCAAAGGTGATGGATTTACGTTGAAACCGAAGCTTGTTCCAGAGCCGGTACGCATTAAAATGAGCTTGCCACTTGTTCCGCACACCAACAGACTTTACTTCTTTCGGGTTCTTTGCTCCTTTGTCCGGCAAGTAGATATTGATACGACTATCGTCGGTCGGATCCGTGTATTCATAGATCAGTCCATCGTAGTCATCCATCACGCCAAAGGTAAGGTCATGCTTGTAACTATCTGGAATGATATTCCTGAAGTTAAACAGCATTACCGAGTTATCAGTTGGCCGTTCAAAATAAAGCTTGAGCTTATTGTTTTGCCGATATGCGGTACAAAACACTGCATCACATAGATTGGTGATCAGCTCTTCAAAAGATAGGTTTGTATCATCAATAGTGGTGCAGAACTCTGCCGCTAGTGGTGTACCGAAATAATCAACTACATCGTTATAAGTCCGATAGATGTTTTCAAGATCAATCTCATCAATCGTACGGCGGCCAATCTTGTCGTCCAGTGCCATAGATACTAAAGCATCAGCAAAGCTCGATGTTGGAAATAGCTCTGTCGTCATTGCCCCATTTTTATAAGTCGGCAACATTCGCTGAAGATCGAAATTGATCTTACGGGACTTAACAGATAAAGCCCCGGTCGTTGCATAAGTACGTGCACGAAAAACTGTTTCATGTTCATACACTGTGCTTTGCAAAGGATATGCACCATAAAGCGCCTGCCACTTTACTTCATCCACTACCGTTGTAACCGCGGGTGTTGGTGTTAATCGGCGTGCACGGACACTACAACGCCCCTGAAACGTGACCATATCAAGTGTTGCGCCAACGGTCTGACGCGACTTTGCCGAACCTTTCAAAATGATCTGCTTCAGCATCGGATTACCAATCGCTGCACCAGATTCATTTACCGGTGTTACTTCAACTTCAATCGTGACGTTTACAGCACCCTGATTTCCAGCTGAAGAAACTGTGTAAAGTCCATTTGTGGCCACAAAGTTACATAGCACCCGACTTCGTTCGACATTGTCCAGAATGAATGGACCAATCCACTTTTCACCTATTGAACTGATCTTTGGTGATAAAGCTGCTGTTTGCTGGGCACTTAACTCTTTAACTTTTAACCAGTTAGCATTAACGGCCGCCGGATTTGATAACGTCATTCGATCATCAGCTACCGATAGAACACTGTAAGTGCCGTTTAAATCATAAGTCTGGCCGTTAAACGTGAATGAGGCATTCGTGATTTCTACGCGGTCATTACTTACAAACTTAGTGGTTAAATCTGTGTTGTTTGCCGTTGCCCGAAGAATCTCGTTTGGATATGCAAAATGAAGGTAGTTCGTACCTTCTAAAGATTGTGTATCAGCAGGACGTAAAACTTGGCCATTAACAGAAGTTTGATGCTGAACCGTTAAGGGTGGAGTTGTAATTTCGGTACCAAGCGAGAAATATGGCTCACCCGAGACAATATCGACACCCGGTCGAAAGACTTCTACCGATGCGCCGGCAATATCAACAATGTTGGTTTCACCGTCATATGCACCGTTAATTTTATAGTGACCACGACCAATACAACCAACAACATGCTCTACTTCGACATTGTTTTCATATACCTTGTAAGGCACAGTAATCAGATCAGGGGTATCGTTAGCGGCACCATAAATATCTGCGATACGACCATTTACGCGAGTTTTATTTTCACGGTTTGATAATTCGTTATTTGCAGACGAGGATTGATTGTTATTCTGGTTGGTTTGGGTAATTGAGGGCACAGGCATTAATAATGCAACAGCCACACCCATAACTATAGAAGCAACCGCTATCCAAGCTAGAGTTATGGGGTCTATACCCTTGGGATTCTCAATTACAATGAAAGTGCCTGGCAAGAAATCGAGCTGCTTTAATTCATATGCATTCTTCGGTGTGACTTCATTCGCAAATGAAATTTCCGCATGATCCATATTGCTTATGGTATGAAAAATACGGACATGCTCAGGCATATGGTCATATTTTGAAGTAAGCCATTGACCCAAAGTTTCAGCGTGTTCAATTGTTTTGTCTTCGGATAAAGGGTCTTGTTTATAAATAATCTTAATCATAGAAACTCACACGATTAAATCCAAATGCTTGAACGACTTGAATTGGCATCCATGAAACGCCTGATTCCTGCAAATGCAAAATACGCCCCAAACGAAAAAGCCCCACATGTGGGGGCTTGTTTCGGTATCTAGAGTGAAAGGCGACTATGCAGCCTTCCTTGGGCATGGGCAATGGATTTAGTAACTTCAATCTTGATGGCAGAAATACCTTCTCTTTGACGGGCTTCATAAAAAACTCAAGCGCCTCTCCTCGATCAATATCATATAGATCCATTGCAGCTTCATGCGCGAAGTGAACACAGTTGTAGTGTTCCTCGTCATATTGCTTATCGAGCAAATGATCGTGACTCTTCATATAGCCCCCTTCAAACCACTAAAACGATCAAGCGAAAAGATATCTCCAGTCTTCGCAGTATTTAATCTTGGTGATTCAGCCTTGAATGTCACAGCTTTATGGTTCATTGCAACACTGGAGAGTTGCAGTCCGAGTAAATAAAACATTGGAGAATTCAGATTGTCTGAACTGTAAATCCGGTAATTTACTGTTGGCTTTACATCGGGATATTGGCCTTCAATTACCCGTTCAAACTCATCCGGCAAAATATCACCAAGCCCAGATATTGAAACGGTCAAAGTCTGGTCCAGATCACCGAGCATTCCGGATCTTTGAATTGTCATAGGAAGGTATTCGTAAAATACTTGCCCCGCGCCTTCATTGTGCTGAACATACACCCCGCGATCATCATTACGGACTACCCGGTAAGTATTCATAAAAGAAGGGTGTGATAGTTCAATACATTCCAATTGATAAACATCTACTTTTCGATTGAAAAAGAATTTGGCATATTCGTTATCCATTAGACCTCCCAATCTTTGATAAGTGCCTGATCAGCGATAAGGTTAGGCTGGTTTTGAACAACTTCGAGCTGTGCATTTACCCGGTAAAGGTTGCCATTCACTTCATTGGTCTTGAACGAGTTTGGAATGAAGTTACACAGGTATTGCTGACGTGCTCCCTGATCAATCACCAGATCCGCATAAAATGAAGCTGGCTTATTCTGATAGATCCGCCAGAAGGCCATCATTTTATTGAAATCGGTTTTACTTAAATTCCAGCTCACATCAACAATGTGGCTATTACGTTTTACATCGATGTAATAGCGACCACGCCCGCCATCCATCTGCTGACGTTTCACATCATCACCTGGTGTTACGCCATAGCCGCTGGTCTGAGGATTTAGCTTTAACTTGTACATAACTTTCCTTCAGGTAATAAAAAACCACCTCGAAGGGTGGTTTGATGAAATAAGGTTTAGATATTTAAATTAATTACAAAAAAGATTTAACATTAAGAAATCGATTTAATAATAGTTTCTTTACCATCTTCAAAAATCTCTTTCACTACAAACTTGCAGTAAGCTCCATCTTGAGATGGTTCAGTCAGTAAAGCTGGATTCACAAAATCTTTGATCTGTTTAAAACGGATCAATTCATAATTTCTATTTCTTTCCAACTGATAGTCCATTTTTACATCACAACTATACATAGTAGTTGACCCAATAACAGAAGTAAGCCTGAAAGTTAACTTCTTATTTGCGGGTACTTTAAACTCAAAAAACTCTTCACCATTATTTAAACTGATTGTGGGTTTAGGCATATTTAATTTTTTGGGCTCATGCATAGAGCCATACTTTGTTAAATTATTTGAAATCTGCTTAGTTATTAGGTTTTTTGAAATTTTTTCACCCTCATTATTTTGATAAGTAATATAGAACTGCACCATGGGTACATTACTTCTATAAACCCTTAAATTCGCTGTATCACCTGCTATTTCATCTTGATACATATTTGTAGATCTTACGAGATTATTTACCGCAGGAATGGCACATCCCGTAAGGCCTAAAAGTGTTGTAGAAATTACAATTATTTTTTTCATGTCTTAACCATCAATTTTAATGCAAACAGACTCTATCACCTTGAAATTTAAATATTATGAAAATGAACCCTCCGAAAAGGGTTCAAATTATTAAGTACGATTCCGTCTTGCTGTCGTATTCTCAGTCAAAGACCGACTAATGGTTGAGTTTGGATTTGCGATTTGGTCACTTACAAGTTTCGGTACCTTTCTTGGAAGCTGCTTATCCAGTTCATCTGTAACAATGATCCGGACAGTTTTCTCATCCAATTGTTCGGCTTCAACTGTCGCCCCACTCACCTGATTAATCACTTCAATTTTAAAATTGATTGTCGGTAAAGCTGGCTCAATTGAAGGCATAATCTCAGCTTGAGGGCGTGAAGTACTTCCTAAAGTAAAGTCCTGAACATCATCCAGATTTGAGCGATCCTGAACTAAACCATTGGATGAGAAATAGACTTTACCGTCATGGAATAGGTCAGAATTTGCCGAAGACGCCAACTTAGGTGTGTCTCTATTAACTTTATAGATAATCTGAGTATCTTGAACCGGTTGATTAAAGATGTCAGCTTGCTTTTGGCTTTCTATAAAGGCATTAGAGCTCATCATTGCACGGCGCATGACACTATCAGCTGAGGCATTGTTATTGAGAAAAGCTTCAGGGTTTGCACTCTTACGCATTTTCTCAACTAAACCAACTCCCCCCCAGCGTTTAATATCTTCTTGGGACCAGACCACCTCTCCTTTATGGACAATACCAGCAGGCTGATATTTCCCACCTCGACCTGTATAACCACCTTCCGCAAAACCTTGATCTTTGATTGCCCGGATGTTTGCAATGATGCTTGCACCCTGTGCAACAGCTCCAGCAATTAATGGAATGTTAAGAGGAAAACCAGCTTTTGAAGCTGCTGCAATATTTTGCTGAATCGCAATACCCGCAGCTGCAATCGCATAAGCTTTATCTGCAGCGAACATGATTTTGTAAGCTTTAGATTGCTCTCCAAACATTGAACCAAGCATAGATGTAAGAGAACCCATCATTTGGCCACCAAATGCAATTTGAGTGTTCAAGCGGTCTTGCTGATACTTATCTTCAATATCCTGAGCATTCTTTGCATATTCGGCAGCAATCTGATTACGTTGATCTTGAGCAGCTTGAATGATAGCTGTTTTCTGGTTTTCGTAATCCTGCTGACTTATAAGCTGTTGCTCAAATTGTGCATTTAAAGCCTCAATAGAATTTTGTTCATTTAAATTAACCACACCTTGCTGACTATCAAGTAGATTTGTCGCGGCACTTAGGCGGCTAGATCGTTCTTGATCTAGTCTATAGAACTCACCACTGCCATTCATATCAGCTTGAATACCACCCCATGCTTGACCAGCTTTTGCTGCACGATCAAGTGCTTCTAATCGTTCTTGATCACGTGATAATGCCAGTCGCTTACGTTTTTCCTCCTCATCTTTTACTGTTTTAGCAATTTCTTCTCGCTCCAATCGGTAGCGTTCTTGCATTGCCTCAGTTTCTGAAAGCAAGAATAATTTAGCTTGAAACAAACGTTGCTCTTGAGCAAGTTTTAGTAAACCTAATTCTTGTTGCAACTGTTGAGCTAACAAATTAACAGCTTCTTTACGCTGTTCTTTCGTCATCTCTAAGTCGTGTTCGGCTTCAAATTGACGTTTTGCAAAACTGTCCTTTAAAAGCTGCTCTTCCGACTTGGTGAAATCACGGAAAGAATCAAGCTTAGTCTTTGTAGCTTGCTCAGCAATGGCAATATCATTATCTGCACGTGCTTGAAGTTCTGCTTTAATTTCGGCCTTGCGTTCTGGGCTAAAGTTAGCTTTATCAACATCCTCAAGTTTTTTGGCCAGATCATTCCTAATCTTTGTTACTTGATTAGCAACCTCATTCTCCAACTGAAGGCGAAGTTTTGCCTGCTCCTCAGCCATTTTAGTTGTATCTTGAATAAGCTTATCAAAGTCTTTTGATGAAATATCGCCAGCAGAATAGCCATTAATACCAGCCATATAACTTTGATAGTCTTTCCAGTATTGATTATTATTTTTACCAATACCTTTACCCTTCATTACATTGCCTTCACCTGCATGGTATGCACGTACAGCCTTTTCTAAATCACCTTTAAAAAGCTTCAAAAGATAAGACATATACTTAGCCGCACCTTCAGCAGACTGTGCTAAATCAGTGCGGTCTTTTACGCCATATTGCTTGGCAGTACCTTCGAGAAACTGAAATCCACCAGTCGCCCCGGTTTCTTTGTTATAGGCTTTTGCATTACCTTTCGATTCGATCATATGAATCGCGGATAATGTTCCTGATGGAAGTTTGTATTTAGACTCTAGATCTGCAAAGCCGAATTTTGAAGCATTTGCTAGAACTTTCGCATTTACATTTAGTACTTTTTGCTGATTTTTAAGCTCCTTGTTTTGCTCACGTATAGAATCAGTTCTAGCATCCGTGATGGCTTTGATTGATTCTTCTGCTTTCCAAGTATCCGTTAATGCTTTCATAGCCTCTCGGTCTGCTGCCTTAAGACCCTTAGCTAATGAATCTTTATAAAGCTTCAGTAAATCATTAGCCTGAGACTCAGAAAAACCCTTTTTCATTACTATCTCGACAAATTGCGTATCCCATAATTTATCTGCATACAATTTCTGTAAGGACTTTTGAGCCTCATCTGCAGCCTGTTTTGTATTCTTGATAGCATCAGCATGTTTCTGCTGCTCAATTGCTGCATTTTGTGCTTTGTTACCTGTTAAGATAACTTCAATACCAAACAATTTAATGGCTGTTTTGGTCTTATCAGCTTTTTCATAAGCCTCATTGTATTTGTCGATTTGCTCCTTTAATGCATCTCTTAAGCTTGGAGGTAACTTCTGTTTAGCAAGTTGCTCCATAGCCTCCTTGTAGCTAATTGTGCCCAATCGAGCTTCATTAGAAATCCTTGTAAGTTCAACATTACCTTTACCGAAGTTTTGAATATCAATTAAAGCTGAACCAACAGCCATTTCTGTTTTTTTCAACTCCTCATTTTGAGCTTTAAAGGCCGTTGTTAAGTCATTAATAGCTTTAGTTTTTGCCTCACCTTTTAAGCCTTTTAATTCTTCAGCTGTACGGTTAGCCACTTCGGCTTGTTCAGCAAGTGTTCTATTCGCTTCTTCTGCCTTACCTTTAAAATAAGTATATGTTGCTGCTAGAGCGGATACTCCTAGGGTAATTGCTCCAATTGGTCCGCCGATAAGTCCTAATGCTCGACTACCAATACTACCAACTAAAGAAGAAGCTGCTGAGAGCCTAGTTTGCGCAGCAGTTTGTGCATTTGTAGCAGCAGTTACTGCTGCCTGTGCTTGTGCGTATCGAGTTGCTGCCGCAGTTGCTCCAAATTTAGCTTGGGTTTCGGCATTTGTTGCTCGCACATTCGCGAGATGAGCTTTTGCTGCATTCAAAGCAGCGGTAGCTTCTGCATATTCTGCTTGAGCATTTAATACAGAGGCTTGCCGGCTCGCTAATGTTGATGCCATCCCCTCTTTAACCGCTGTACTCTTAATTAAAATTGCACGAGTTATATAACCAATACCAACGACCAAAGCCCCATCAGCAATTAAATCTAAATTACTTGCAAGAGTTTGAATGGATCCAGCTAATACCTGTGCTGCACCACTACCTTTACCAGCCTCTCCAACAAATTTAATGATTTCGTTATTTAAAAGAGTGAGTGATTGACCAATTGTGATATCAGTTTTAGCGAAAAGTGCATCCACATCGTCTTGGGCGTTTTTAAGTGCTTTAACGATTTCTTTTGAAGTAATTTTGCCTTCTGCAGCTACTGACCGTAGCTGACCAACGGTGATGCCCATACCTTGTGCAATAGCTTTTGCTAAAGCTGGTGTTTGCTCCATTACAGAGTTAAGCTCTTCACCACGTAATGTGCCGCTTGCTAAAGCTTGCCCGAATTGGACTAAAGCGGCATCAGCAGCTTCTGCGCTAGCTCCACTAATTGCTACAGCTTTTGATACCGTTTCAGTTAAGCGAGCCGTATCATCCATAGTTAAATTCAGTGTTTGAGCATTGTCACTAAAACGTTGGTACACCTGTAAAACAGAATCCCAAGCTGAATAGGTTTTTTGTGCGATCTGGAATGTATCTTCAGTCGCTTTATTCAATTCAGCCTGATTATTAGTAACGAGCTTTAGACGGTTCTGAAGGCCCGTATAAGTGTCCATATTATTAATGGCAGCATTAATCGTTACTAAACCAGCCATATATCCTGCTAAGGACTTTATAGCTGTACTGTAAGAACGAGCAGACTTTTCTTGCTTGTCTAATTCTTGTGTTGTCGTTTTTATTTCTTGTCCATATTTTTGGACTTGCTGCGATGCTTGTTTAGTGGCTTCACCAGTTTTACCTACCACAGACGAAGAATTGTTAACCGTGGTATTAAATTTTTGAACAATATTATTTGTGACGTTGATTTGATTGCCCAGTTCTTTGGAAGTACGTGTAGCTGAATCACCTTTTTCGGTAATTTTAGACATTTCATCAGCTAAAGCCTTAGCATTCCGTACAGCATTCTGCGAATCAATAACAACAACCAAACGCGATTCTTGTGCCATCTTTACTTTCCTCTAGGCAATAAAAAACCCACTCAATGAGTGGGTTTGTGAATAAAGTTGCTTTACCAATCAGCATTAACTTTTTGTTGAGTTTTGATCTTTTCAGCCATTTGATCAGATGATTTATTTAATTCATCCATAATTATTTTAGCTGATGGATAATTTTCGGTAATAGTACGATTGGTTTCACTATAGCGAACTCCGCTAATTACCTGTGCTGGTTTATAGTGAGTAAGATTATCGTAACTTACTTTCATTTTCCCATCTTTTGTATCTACGCGCACTGTGAAATCTACTCGATCACCAGCAGTAACAGTCATACAATCAGCAAACCCAGAACAACGGTATGGCATATTACCTTTGCCAATAATTGAACCCGTAGTCTTATCTTCGTACTGAATTACTGCATTTGCTGAGCGAAAAGCTGTTGCAAACCATTGACGCGCGCCATCATAAATTTGGCCTTGCTTTAATCCATCTATTTGATAAACCTTTTCAAACTTTACAGGTTCTGATGGTTGCTGAGGGGTAGTAGCACACCCAACTAATCCCAAACTCAATAATCCAGTAGCCAATAATTTTTTCATGAATTTCACCGTTTGTTATAAAGTGTACTAACTTTAACAAACTGGTTACTAAATGTCACATAAAGCAAGACCACCCGAAGGTGGTCTTTAATCATGTTACTAGAGTTTTGGTTTCAAAACTCTAAATATTGCTATTGGGGTAATACCGTAGGCGGTCTGAGGTCTGCCAGCAAACTCTCTCACCATTTTTATCATACTGACCACACCATCTCTAAATTCATTTGGATCTGTATTAAAAGTGAAATTATCAAAAGGTAAAGCATCCAATACACCCAAAACATACCAGCTACCAGCTAGAAACTCACTATGTTTAAAATTCAAATCAGTTGGGGTACCTACAATTTCATCCCTATTCAATGTCATCCATACTTCATTACACAAACTTACACCAGTTTCTTCATCTTTTTGTCCAGTGTCATGAAGTAGCTTGGCCTCAAGCCCAAAAGGTATTCCTCTAACCATATTGGCTGCATCTTTGGTGTTTTCTTTTAATGCTTTTGCTAATTCCCGAGCTTCCTTGGTATTCTTTTTGGTTAAGTCCTTGATGTAAAAGTTTAAAGCTGGTTCAACCAACTCCTTAACTACACCGATATCAGTGACCCCTAAGCGTCCCTCAAGCAATACAAGATTTCCCAGCATGTCATCATTTAACTCTCTGTTAATGAACCCTAGTTCATCTAACCGGTTAATCATCTCTCTTGGCATAGTAGGAATACCATCATAAAGATGCTCTGAAGTAGTGTTTACAGTGTGGTCATTAGCAAGTTTTCCGCCTGTTACGGCAGGAACACCAACTGTAGCCTCCAACTTCCTTGTGTCTCCAATTTGGCTTGTATTTTTAAGAGCATTCAAGGAGCCTAGTCCATTAAGCTGAGCATAAAATGATTTTATTTTTGGATTGTCTAGGTAAAAAAAATCAAAGATTGATTCTGTGGTTGGTGAGTTTTGCGCCACGGTTTATTTGCTCCTCAGCTTTTTTTCTATGGTCATTATACTGAGTAGCACTTTCTTGCATAGCTCTTTTAAAAGAATCCGCTGCATCAGACATAAGCTTGCTAGCTTCTTTTTTGTTATCGGTTTTATTTGAATTGTTAAAAATAAACGAAAAGTTCATATTCGAACCTCCTGTGACAAAAATACCCTCTTATCATTTGATAACAGGGTCTCTATACCATCAAGCGTACCCACTAATGACAGCAGTGTCAATACAGAATCGTCGTGCCAATGTCAACCACTTGACCGTATTATGTTACATCAATCGCGCTATATCACGTCGCAAAGTCTAAGTTATGTCCCGAAAGTCAGCATTTAAGTCTTCGTCGCTCGTTGCGTCGCCTTCTTATGCGCCTCATCCAGAAACAGGTTATCCAAAGCAAAAACACAGTCATTAAAGATATGAGCAGCAACAGGCAAATCATTATGCTCAGCATAGACATTGATTGCCTGTTGGTCTAATGATAAGGGGATGCTTTGCTCATACCGTCTGGATCTGCAAATAGTGCTAAATGCCGAAAGGATAGATTCAGCCTCATAAGAATATTCCGGCGGATCCGGAATGTGGCCACCTAAGAATTTGATTTGTTCGATTTCGTGCGGCGTTTTCGACGCATACGTTTTTTGGTATTTGTAGAGCTCGATGACTTTCCCAGAATTAAAGCCTTGTCTTGATCTGCTTCTTCTTGAATCTTATGTGCCTGCTCTTTGATGAATAACCAGATCGAAATGCCAATGTCACCTAGATTTAGAAGCTTTGATGCATTCTCAGGTGTATACGGTTTTTCGGTCTCGACCGTTTTACCATCCACTACTTCGGCAAATACCACACCTTTCCAGTCTTCTATTAAATGGGCAGCACATGCATCCATTAACAATTCATGGTAAAGCTTGGCATCTTCATCTTTCACCATCACATCGTAGCCTTTAGACGAGATCTGGTTCCCTGCACGTTCTATAGCTACCTGAAAAGGCTTATAAGCGATACCACGGACTTTGAACTCAGCCTGTACTTGCCCATCAGAATCCTTATATTCACACCATTTTGATACGTCCGAGCTTTTAATAATTCCAACTTTTAAAGCCATAACTACCTCTGAAATTTTAGAAATAAAAAAGCCCATGGGGTTCCATAGGCTTTGTTACTGAATGAGCTGATTAAACAAGAGCACGTACAATCGTTGGTGCTGTACGAACTTGAGCAAAGTTGATGTCTACAGTAATGATGTCATCACCCCCACCATCCGGGTGATTGGCTTCCATCACTTCTAATTGAGGGAAGTTAAACGAGTATTTACTGCCTTTGCTGTCTTTAATATCAAAGGTCAGCGTAAACACATCCCGGGTTTTAATGGCATCAATCCATCCTGCCGCAGTAGCTGAGAACATGAATGAAGCATTTGCTTCGATATCCATCATCTTTTCAATATAGAACTCTGGTGTGTACTTGCCTGAGCCGATACAACGGATTGCTTCAAGATTGTTATTAATTGAAAGCGTAAGAGACTGCAAACACGCTTTACCTTGAATCGTCTGTCCATTTACCAGTAAGTTTTCCACGTTTGGCATGCTGACCAGTGGACGGGTTGTTGCAGCTATAGGATTAGTGACAGGATTGACTTGCTGACGTGTAAATGAGCTACCTACCAGACCAAAATTACCAGTGATTTTCCCGGTTGTTTGAATGGTGATTTCACCGGTATTAACCTGTACACCACGGTAGATAAACACTTGCCCAATATCTTCAAAAACTTTAACCAGCGTTAATGACTTACGTACGGTACCGCCAAAGCTTAAAGCATTTGCCGCCCAGTTATTAAAGGCTAAAGCACTTAAGAATAAGTCAAATGTTCCAAGAGATAATTCAAACTCTAACTGACCTGTCACTTCCGCTTCAGTAACCACACCACCTTGTCGAAAACGTGAATCAACCACTTCACTGCTTTCTTCAGTTGAGACGTTTTCAGATAAACCATCATTTACACGGCGTACTGTGTACCAGATTGGGTTTGCTGGAGTTGTTCCTAAAACTGCTTCTTCACAAGCATATAATCGAATTTTTGCGCCTGAACTCATTTATGGTTCTCCAAAATTTAGGCAATAAAAAAACCCGCTTTTTAAGCGGGTTATTAAAGTGTTTCGTTTGTATCTGAGATTTCTGGGGGTTCCACGCCATTCATTGCTGCAGCAACTGCCTGAGATAAGTTAGTCGGCTGGAAATCCACTAGTGTTTCAGTCAAAGTTTCTTCAACCTCAGGTTCTGGTTCAGGTTCTTCATGCAGACGGATATCAATCCAGCGGCCTTCTGGAATGTCCATTGGGTTCTCGTGATCTGCCACAACAGCAGCAAGTTCAAAATCAAACTTACGCTTGTAAGTTTTAATTGAGATGTCACCATTTTCTAGGGTGTCATACACTACTGCGACGATTGTGTTGCCGTTTGCATCTTTCGGTACTTCGATATACCAGCCTTCCTGAGCAAAGCCTAAAGAACCTTCTAGTAAATAATCACCAACATCAATTCTCTTAAATTCAATCGGCTGTTTTTTTGCATCATTATTGAGCTCGATATGGTCGTTAAATAGCTTAACTACTGGTGATGCTGCTTTTATGAAACCGTTGGAATCCACAGAAGTATTCGCAGATGTTCTTAGCTGCTCAATTACAACAGGTATCTCACTGACAATAACAACGTCATCTGTATGAACAGTAACTAAATAATTATCAGATGTAATATTGGAAATACCGGAAAAATATCTAAATGCCGATGTTGAAGAACTTGCTGTTCTTCGAATGGCAACATAGTCTACATTTTGATATTTAACTACAGCCATACCTGAAATATGAGTTGTTACACCAATACTAATAAACCGAGCTGTAACACGATCATATGCTTGCTGAATTGATACTAAAGTTCTCGAATGTTGATTTGCTGAGCCTGAATCACCCCTCGAAAACACTAGCTCACCAAACATGTTTCGATTGGGTGAGCTGCTGACAGAATAAGGAAATAACAATACATAGCTAACGACAGAATCTAGGTTTACTCCCGTAATCATTTTTCTTTCAAAAGTTTGGCCTACTCCACCAATTCCAAAACCGCCAACTTCTATCAAATTACCAGCTGTAGTACCAACATTTCTAGTTGCGGCACTACCAAGCCCTAAGTTAGTTCGAGCATCGGATGGAGTTGTTGCACCGGTACCACCTTGAGAAATTGCAATAGCCTTGGTTAATCCTTTTAGCTCTGTAATGTCACTATTCACCCCTTTTTCTGCTGCTCCGAGATTATTTCGAGCATCTAGTGCAGTTGTCGCCCCAGTACCACCTTGAGAGACTGCAGCAGTACCTTGGACCTGCGAAAAGTTTGGTGCCAGATTAGGAATGCCTGAAGCGAATGGCAGCATGAATTGCCGTTTTCCCTGAGCCGAGTTATACGGGAATGGCCGGTGATCCCAACTAAATTTAAATACAAGATTTGCCATTATGCTGTCACCCCATCAATCACTTGGAAAATCAGAGTATCCGTGTGCTGGGTGACTCCACTTACAACAGCTTTAATATCCATCTGGCACAGACCTAAAGGCCAAGCTGCTGTGCTTGCACCTGATTTAACGTTAAGCCATCCCTTCTGTGTGCTCTGGTTTAGTGCTGCGCAAGTCAAGGTGGCCACAGCAGCACCATCAGCCAAAGCTTTAACCTGTGAAGTGAAGGTGTAACCTGTTAGATCAATTGCACGGCGAACATCATCAGGTGGATACTGCAAGGTTTCATCCATATCAACCAGCTGCAAGTTCAAGTTGAATGTGTCACCACGCTTAAAAACAAAATTGCTCATAAGTGATTCCTATAGACATAAAAAAACCACCGATGAGGTGGTAGTGATTAAGACATAAAAAACCGCCAGTTTGCGGTCATCTAATTAAAGTATTTTAAGGCTTGTAATCTAAATCAACACTTACTCCAGTAACTACATTATGTTTAGTTCCGCCAAGACAATTAACATTGGCCAAGCGTATATTCACATCAGAAACACATAGCTTGTTTTCAGATTGCCATTTGCTCAACTCAACAGACATAACATCTTCAAGATGTCTTTCCAGTTCTTGCCGTTTAATTTCGATTTCTTCTAAAGTCAGCATACATGACATATCAATTCACCTTGTACCCAATGCTCACATTATACTGAATGAAGTCAGCATCTTGCCCGACAAAAATTGATTGTCCTTCTAAACATTCTAGATGATCGATTGAGTAATATTCAAAATGGGCAAGCCAAGCATCACACAGTTTTGTGATTTCCATTATTCCTGAATTGGGACGAGCAAAGCATTGGACCATAATATTACCGGTACGGCGTGTACATGGCTTATCTGCAATACCTGAAATAAAACTCGGGCCGCCTGCAATAGTCAAACGGCACCATATACCTTCTTTTGGAACCGTAAAGCTGGGTGCATTTGGATACTGAATTCTTTCCTGAGCAATGCCGGTGAAAGCTTGCATGTGCTCAATAATGGCTTGCCTTGTTTGCTCTAAAGTCATTGCCATTTTAGCCACCGTACTTTTGAGAAATAAAGTTAAACGTAAGGCCATAAATACCTTGTGGCGCTTGATCAGACCAACCGTTTTCTAAGCGTGGTGCATAAGCTTTATTGTTCTGGATATAAACCAGATTGCCTAGCTTAATCTTCATTGCCTGAATCGCTGCATCGTTAATAGGGTTTGTTTCAGGTTCACGTACACCGTAATCAGCGGATCCAACCGAAACAATATGTGAAGCACGGTATGCTCCAGTATCAACAGGACTTAAATTAACTAAGGATTGCACGGTATCCATGACAATATTCTTTACATGGTCTTCTGCTGCTTTAGACACATCAAGACTAAAACTAGTAGGCTTTTTCCCCTTCCATGCCATTGCTCACCTCACTTTCTTCATACATTTTAAAAAGGTCTTGAGCGATCGCTTGAATAGAATATGCTTCAAATTCTGAGCTAGGCTCTTTTTCACCCATGAGCTTTTTAACCTTCTGCCAAACATGAACAGCTTCATGTAAAAGCAGGCCATAGATTTCTATTAATTTCCTTTCTGAGGTATCGCCCAACTGAACAACTGCATACGCGCCGTCAGAATAGTAACTAACTTGAGCAGCTGCTCCTTCAGCAGACATGAACTTATCAACCTTATTCATGTCTTCGAATAACAGATCCATATGAATTTGGTTTCGAGCTAATGTGTATTGAACATGTTGGAATGGAGAGATGTGCCACTCGGGTACATAATCAGTATTAACCATTCTTACTCCTAATTTTCGCCCAAAAAAAAACCTACATTTCATGTAGGTTTTTTGGCTTTATATTAGATTACCAACTAAATTTGAATTCGAATCGTGTCAGTAAGTATATCCAAAGCCTGCAAATCTTTTGCAAGTTTAGTAAAACCATCAATATATTGTCCTTCAAATTCATCAAATTTTTCTTGATATTTTTCTTTAAACTCCTTTTCACTTTCGTTTATATATTCGAAATTATAAATGTCCGGATTGTTAATTTTAATTTTAGCTGAATACATATTCATTAAGCATGCGAAACAAATTTCTACATCTGTTCCAATTTGATCAGCAAAGGAGCAAAAAGTAATTGTAGATTTATTTCTTTTTCTTAATCTATTTTTTATTAAATTTACTTGAAATATTTTTTCCCAAAGAGAGATAGTTAATCTGTCTTCAAGCTCCTTTTTATTTTCAGAAAAATTAAAACAAATTTCACTTTTAATATCTGAGATTTCATTTTTGACAAGCATTAAACGCTCGTAGAGTTCAATTCCTCCTTTTTCAATTTCAACTTCAATATGTTGTTCTCGCCAATTACTAAATAATACGAAAGCGGCAACTGGCGCTAAAAAAGCAGCCGCAAGTGTTAAAGCATCTTTTAAGACATCATAAGCTGTGTCAGGATTAAAACTAAAATTGAAAATTGGGTATTTACTTTTAAGAAAAAATGCAATTACTAAATACCAAAAAATTCCTGCAAATATCCAAAATCCAATTACTTTAAATTTTTCATTTAATGATTTTTTAGTCATATATCCCCCTATTCTAGAAGGATATTAGAACAAGTATTTAAACCTTCCTCAACTGACATTTCCAAATAGTAGAGGCTGGATCCTGTTGAATATGAATTACTCTGAATGAGCCTAAGGCTGTTAACCATTCATCATCAATTTTTGGAGTCATAGTTACTTCATTTTGAAGCACTGTAGCCTTCTTATCTGTGGCCAGTACTCCAAGTGTTTGGATCTCATATTGATTGTATGAACCGAACAGAACACCACGGCCAGAATAATTTTCTTTAACTTCAACATGAGTTTCAGTCTTAGGATCCCAATTTGTTTTTGAGATCCGCTCACATGTAAAGGTATGAACGGCGTCTGCTAAATCATCATTAAATGCTTCAGCAATATCTGCCTGAATTTCGTCACGTAAACTCATTAGATTTTCCTGACAAAAAATACAGCTTTTCGTTTGCTGTAAGGCTTAATCAAATCAAGAATGAATTGCTCAATCGCACTAAGCTTTACTGATCCGTCGTGATATTCTTTTTCAGTTTCAACCGTATCAGCTTTGACTTTCTTACGTTTTAGTGCCTGTTCCTGCCCTTGATATAGATCACCTTTCATAATGCCTTTGATGATTTGATAAGAGGCTGTTTTTAAGGGTTCAGGTACTTGGGTAGCATCCTCATAAAGCTTAACATTACGTGCTAATAGATAAGCTTCTGACATCTGAAGGTATTGAGCCTTATCACTGGCAGATAAAGCATCAAAGCCTTCAACATGTTCTATCGCTTCTTGTTCAGTGATAAAGCTCATGAATTATTCCTTCGGAATTAATGCTAAAAGTTCATCTTTTTTAGCACCTGATTCAAATGCAATGCCTTTTTCAGTTAGTACAGCTCGAAGCTCATCTACTTTTAGACCAGCATAGTTAATTGGTTGTGGTTGAGTATTACTTGGTTTTTGGTCATCTTCAGGTGTTTGACCACCTTCACCTGATTCAAGTTCAGCAATACGTGCTTTCATTGCTTCGGTATCATTTTGAAAGGCAATAAATTCGCTCTTTACTGTTGCCAGTTGTTCTTCGAGTTCAGCAATTTTTGTTTCTGTCATTTGTTGTCTTTCCCGTGCACGGTTAAATGATGAAAGTCCCATATGTGGATCTCCAAAAAGATAAGGCGGTGTTACCCGCCTTTTTGTTATTTGATCTTGTGCTTGAATGCCACAATACGGATCTGTTTAGGATCGTAGACACGTTCCCAGTTTGCGGCTGTTGCTAGACCAGCATTATTAGGTGCAATACCTGTATCACCTGCCCACTTAATGCCACGAGGATGCAATACAAAGTGACGGCGGTTAATAAGAATATCTGTACCTGCTAGGCTGTCTCGGTCAGTCTCTACACCAACTGGTGCACCAATATCTTGGAAACCAATCGCACCTTGGCCAAACAAGAAAGAGGTAAATACATCACCATCCACTGGCATACCGTCATCGACAATCACACGGCGATCCATAAAAGTTTTGTAAAGCACCACACCATCAGCATCACGCACAGTTTCAATTAAACCTTGCTTGGCTAGTGCTGCCATTGTGAATGAGTGCATTGAAATCGCTGTTAATTTATCAACAGCATCTCCCAGTTTATAAGATGCATCGATAAATGAATGACCATCAATTACGGCTGCTGCTCCAGTACCAGCCGAAATGTCATGGGTATTACCTGCCATGCTTGCAGACCCAAATACACCTTTAAGTGTATTTACGGTAAACCCCTGAAATTCACGAGCCCAGTAATCTGCTACAAGATCAGCAATCGCACCCAATGGGTCATCACCAGATAATGCTTTAGACAAATCATTTGCACCCCAAGCCTTACCACGGGCATGCAAAATAGCAATATCTTTACCAGCAGTGATGTTATTTACCCCAAGAGCTTTACCATCTGAAAGTACTTCGGACTCACCGCTTAAATCATTCCAGAAAGGAATATTTACTGTAGTACCGCCTTCTGTACCAAAAGCGACTTTTTCATCAAGCTCCCCAACAATGCCTGACTGCCATAATGCAGATCTCTCGGCAGTCTTATTTAATACGTACGGAGTAAATAACTCAGGTACGATTACATCAGCAATTTTTGTCTCAGCCATTAGGCTTTACTCCTTAAAGTTTAATACCGTGTTTTGCCGCTAGCTCTTTAGCTAGTTGCGGATTTTCATTTCGTAATTGCGCTAATTTGGTCATATTTACCGAGCCATCGGCTTTGAGAATGTCTGGCTGACCTTTTGAATTGTTGCTACCAGGTGCGCCCATGCCATTAGGTTTAGGCCAGTAATACGGTTTTTGCTCGCGTAGAGATTCAACCCATTCTTTTGGGGTCATCGGTGTCTGACCGTCTTTACCAATGACCACATCCCCGTTTTCATCAACTGCCACAGCTTTGCCGTTTTCATCTAATGCAAACTTTGTCTGAGCTAAAAAGGCGATATCAGGGGTCGCTTCTGGCAGTGCTTCAAGTTCAATAGCAGCCTGAACAATTTGGCTTTGCACTACTGATTTCTTGAATTTCTCGGCATAAGCTTCAGCTTTATCTGCCCGTTCTTTCTCTGCCTTAAGAACCTTGTCATGCTCTTCACGCATCTTCTCAGTGCGTTTCTGAATAACTTCTTCAATCTTGCCTTCTGCAATAAGTTTGGATTCTTCATCCTGATTTGATTTATCAAGCAGGACCTTGATTGCATCCAGATCTAAACCCTCAACCTTTGATTTCAATGAACCTAGTTCATCTTTCAACTCTTTTTTATCTTTGATAAGTTCAGCGTTCTTATCTTTAAGACCTTTAACAGCTTCATCAACGGCGTCTTGAATAGCTGCTTTAATTTCAGGATTTTCCAAATCAACTTTGATTTCGTCTGGCATTTAAAAATCTCCTAGAGATACCGCTTAGCGGGTTTAATTGTTGAACCCTCTGCTTAGCTTCAGGCATTAAAAAAGCGCCCCGAAGGACGCTGTATTTCGATTAAAAACTTAGAAATTGATTGCAAATAGAAGGTACCCTTCAAGCACCCAAAGTTTATTTTCTGCGTTACCACGGGCCATACGTTCACCAATTTCAACATTAAAGTTTTCTGTATTCATACATGAACTAAAGCCCGTTGCTAAAAAACTTTCCATCTAAAAAAGCATGGACAAAAATAGATGTCGTGCCTCCGAGACGCCGCTCAACCGAATATGTCACACGCTCCATCAATGAATCAATTTGCGCTTTAGTTACTCGGGGTGCCACAGACTTTTCAGCTAACTCTTGCTCTGTTACTTCTTTGATCATTTTCTTCTCACAAAAAAAAGCACCCGAAGGTGCTATTGAATTAATAAATTGGATTAATTAGAAATTGAGGTTTTAACTGTCACACCAGTTAGAAAGTGTTTTTCAGAACCACCCAAACAAGTGGCGCTAGAAAAATTCGCATAAACATCTTGTACATTTACGCCTGTATCTTTTTCAAATTTACTGATCAATTCAGCAATATGGCCTGTTAGTGTTCTTTCTAACTCTTCTTTTCTCTTTACATATTCAGCAACTGATATTTCAGACATTTTTACCACCTTTAGCTACGTTTACTTTTTATTCCAAACCTCTGATCTAGGTTCATCACCAACTAAGCGGATGCCTTGAGGACCACCCACATCAAATGTTGCCGTGATAGTCGCTGGACCCTCAAAAATACTACAATTCATTTTTACAGAGGTTAATCCACCTAATGGAATACCTGTTTCCTCGTCACAAAGAGCAAGATGAGAAGATTTATCTGAAACTCTTTTAAGTACTAAATGCCTAACTTTTGATTCACTCATAAGCCAAACTCCATAAATGACAAAAGCGCTGTTTGGGCGCTTTTATAGGTGAAAATTGTGTCTAAAGTGAATTTAGGATTGCCTGTCATCGGCGATAATTACTCACAGTTAAATCCAGTTCCAACAAGGTCTTTTTTCAAATTTGAAACGAGAGTTTGTTGTTCCTGCTGTTGTCCACTAAGATAATTTTTATCTAGAGTCTCTGCACCATCAATAGATTTATAAAGCTCTTTAGATTCCTCTAAATTGTCTTTTAAAAACGTGGTGAGGTTTAGTTTCGCTTGGGCAGCTCTACATAAATTATTTTTAGCTTCTAAATCTTGAGTAGCCTGTTTTACTTGACCAGTTGTAGGATCAAAAGAATATGCATTTGCCATTGCTGACTCCAAAGCTTCAGACAATCGATCATATTCTTTAAGATATTTTTGACTTGGTTCAGCTAAACAAGTGATGGAAATTAGAGTTAGGCATACAAAAGCTATTGTTTTCATATTGTATAAATTCTGATGTTTTAAAAAATATAACATAAGAAAAAATTACAGACCCAACTCTTTAAAGGTTTTTTCATCCAACTTTCTTAACTCATCTAAGCTATATAAACGGCCTTCAGGATCAAAGAACTTTTCAAAATCAAACTTTCCTTCTTTGAAAAGTTTGTAACGCTTTGGTCCTAACCATTCTTTTTGGAAGAAGTCATCTGTCTTTTTGAAGAACTCTTTAAATGTAGTGTTGGCATCTAGCTGCCCTATTAATTGGCTCCGCTCATCTTTTGGAATGTCTTTAACTCGACGTTCGTCCATGACAAATGGCCGTTCACCAACTAATTTCCCGTCTTTCTCTACGGGCACCAGAATACTGCGGCAATTTGGATGCAACGGCGGTACCCGCTTTGCTGGGTCATTCACTTCCCAAACAGATCCGTCCAAAGAAGCACATAATTTCGTTGTTCTACCATCTAAGACACTGACAAAACGTACATACTCAAAACCGATTTTATTGAAAGTGTCTAAATATGCTTGATTGGCAACATGACTGCGAACTGTTCTCACCGTACGGTCAATATCAGACTTTGAGCCGCTTAAAAGCCCATCCTCATAATTAAGCCGTTTGGTACCACGAATACGCTGAACAATTTCCTGATTAGTTTTACCTGAGTTAATGCCATCCCGAATTGCATATTCAACTTTTTGGCGTGCAGTCTCAGCAATCTTGGAAAGAAGATCATCAACTAATGCTCCACCTACTAAGGGTACTTTTTTAGCTGCTGTATATAGCTTTTCACCGTTAGGTTTCTTAATCTTGCCGCCGTATAACTTAGCTGTGTAATTAGCCTCATATACAGCCATTGCAGTTGCTGAAACTGCAAAAGCTTCAGGCAATGAAGAATTTAGACTTGTATGCCAGCCGGATATTAAATCTCGTATCTCCTTGAGGTTGGCCGTTGTGTAAAGACCCGCTGCAAGAGCTGCTTTCTCAGAATCATTTAACTCATCCAACAAATCCCGAAGCTTTGCCAGCATTAAAGCTGACTCATCATTAAAGATTGTTAGTAATTCATTAACTGATTGAGACGATGCCCGGAACAAATATGCTTGATGTTGAGTTAATACCTCGAGCAGTGATTTATCTTCTGAGGCCATTTATTACTCCTAAAGCGGCATACTATCTCGCTCACTTTCAACACGCTTCAACTCTTCCTGAAAATCATGAGCTGGCAGCTTACCAGTAGCGATATATTCCCAATACGTCTGGAACGAATTCTTTCCAGCTATGGCGCCTTCATATAGTTGCTTAGCAAGATTGATATCGTATTGCTGAACGATAAACTCAGGTTCAACCGTAAATGAATATTTTGTCGAATCCAGCTTTAACCACTGAGCCGCATATTTGATAGCTTGTTCAATAGCTGCAGCCGCACACATCACGATACTGTGAAGACTTGCTTGCTGATCGTCTTGCCGTGCACGGCGCGCTTCACCTGATTCCTGTGTATTGGTATCAACTACTTTAGCTCCAGCTTCTAATGCCGAATTCTTTTGTGCATCCATTTCCTTTTTAGTGAGTTCAATGCCATTACCTGAAATTTCGAGATAACCACACTGAGATTCACCAGGAAGGCTCCAGACCGCCATCACACCAGTAACGCTAATATCTTCATCACCCTCAAGTCCATTAATCCAAGGCTGCGGATGAGCTGTATGGTGAAGTGACTGGTAATAATCCGCACTTAGCTGGTAATACTTGAGTGCTGCCTTAGCCATGGTAAGCAATGGTACCGTTCCAACTTGCGGAGAATTATCGGTCGTACCACAAAAAACAAACGGCGTGAAAGATAGCTGATTACCGCCTAGATCTGGCGTTTTATCTTCTTCAACAGAGCCATCAAATAACCGTACAGTTAGCGCACCATCAACCATAGATAAAACACGGTGGACCGTCTTTGTATCGTGTCCAAACTCATCTTCACTATTTTCGAATTGTTCCTCGAGCACTAACAGCTTTAGATCCTTACGGCCACCAATGCTGTTTTCCTTCCAGTTAATGATTGATAGCGCATCATATAGAGCGAAATATGGCACACCAGCCCCATCAACATCGACAAGCAAACCACAGCGACCATATTCAAGTAATTCTAGGCAAATACGGATAAAGAGTTGTTTAAGCCCAAAACCATCATTGGTTGCATTCTCTATCAAACCCTTTAACAGAGAACTTTCAATTACGATATTAGGTTCCAGCTTTGAAACTAAACCAATCATCGTACGTAATGAATCCTGAACCCATAATGGATACTGAGCTCGACTTAGATAGGCTTTATAAATCTCTCCAGTCGTATCACCTTGCTTTTCAGCCTCAATCATTCCGGCCGATTTAGCTAGGTACTTTGTTTGTGCCTGTTTGATCTGCTCTTCACCAGCAACGGCGTCGCGCATAATCAACCAGCTTTTTTGTGCAGCAATATACTGCGGATGTTTATCAGTAACTGCCATAAAAACACCAATAAAAAAGCACCTGAAAAGGTGCGTTGTTTAACGGGAAAAACCAGCGATTGTGCGCCGTTTAAATACTTTCTGAATGATGATCGGGAATCTCTTGGCTATTGGATATCCACCAGCATCGCCAACGTGGTCCAAACCAGCGCTTTTATCTGGCATTCCAAAATCATCATAGACTTGCTGTTCTAAAGTAGCCGTAAAGTTAGGGCACTTATTTGTGTTCACTTTTAAGTGTCGTTCACCCTCGGCATTTAGGATTTGTGCATTAACAGCAGTAATACGATCTTTGATTCCGGGATTCACACCATTCACTTCAACTTTGAATCCATTTTTCTTTAAGATTGCATGATCTGATTCACTGAAGTTCTTTGAAGATGTTGCCTGACCTGAAGCATCTGGAATCACGGTAATATCGTGATCTGGAAAGCGCTCATTAATCAATTGACACATCGTCGGTGTATCTCTAACGCCAACCAGTTCATCTAAAGCTCTTGGCTTCCCTTCTCGAATGACATAAACCACAGCAGCCATCTTAAGCACGTTAAAATCCATACCAATGAGTAAAGGCTCACCTTTCTTAATTTCTTCATCCGTGTGGTTTAGAACTCGATCAAAGTCGGGGTAAACAGCACCGCTGGTTAAATTGACAAACTGCCCTCTTAAATAAGCTGAAATTAATTGCGGCGGATAAGACTCATAAAGTGATGATATGTAGTCATCTGGAAGATTAGCTTCATTGTCATAAGTTGAAGCTTGAATCATTCCATAGAGCTTACGCTTAGCCTCTGATTTATTTGCCTCTTTAACAAATTGCTCGTATGTAAACTTAAAACCTTCAGGTGTAGTGGCCACATCAATACCGTTGAGCAAACCAGCTTGCTTATAACGCATACGAGCGATGATCTTACGCCAAGCCTGTTGAGCTTTGACCTTGGCCATAACATCAAGTTCATCAATCAAGGCGTGGCCAATTTTAAAACCTACAATTGTTGCTGGTTTCTCCATAGATCGGCAAATGATTGTGGTTCGATATTGCCGACCATAATAGATATCAACCTCTTTATTGGTTTCATAAACCTTAGTTTTAAGTCCCCAATCGAAAGCAACCTCTTCAATAGTTGGAAAGAAAATGTCGCGAATCTGCGGGTAAGTTGGAGCAAAATAACCCAAAGGTACTTTTGGGAATTCCCAAGCTTTGTTGCATAAACTGGAGCAGCCAACCCAAGTCTTTCCCGATCCAAAGCCAGCGACAAATGCGCGGAACTTCTTTTCCATCTGCAAAAAATTAGCCTGAGGTACATTCAGCGTCGGATTGATGTTCGGCATCTTTTTTACTCGCATCCACAACTTGAATAGTTACCTTGACTGGTGTTGGATCTTCATCACCTTCACCTTCTCTCAACTTTTCAATCTCAAGCTGTTTCAACTCAAGATTTAATAACATCAGGTCATAACCCTGCATTTCTTCACGAACCTGTTTAATAACCCCTTGCTTCATAAGCCTGTTGTTCTTCCAGTCTTCATAGATCTTCTGAAGCTCTTTGAGTCGGTAAGCTTTATTAGCTAAAGGGATGTCATAAACATTCTTTTGAAAATCTGCTCTGGTTTTATTAAACAAATTAGTAAGTTTCTTACTTAAGTTTTTCCCTGTTGGCTTTGTTGGATCATAGGCCGCTACTTGTTGCCTTGGAATTTCGACTCCAAATTCTTGTTTTACAGCATCCGCAACCTGCTGAGGGGTATCAAAGCAAGCAAGAGACTGAACTATAAAGATTTTTATAGGCTCTTTAAGTGTTGCCATAATTGCCCCTTCGTAAAACTACGTAAAACAAAATAGGCAAAAAAAAGAGCCATTCGGCTCAGTTGATTACGCAGTTTCCGCAGCATTTTGAAATATCAAGATTCGAAACAAACGGCGGATTCTTTGCAGCTTCAACGATACGTTTAACGCTTTGACTCGCCCCCCACCGTTTGGTTACACCAACAAACTCTTCGACATCGTGACCAGCTAAATAATGTTTAGGTAAGCCTGTTGAGCTACTAAAGATCATTTCACCTTCTTCATCACGTTCTACGCCAATATGGTAGAGTTCATGCTCAAGCAAAGCACAAAACTCACGATCATTTGCTTTGTCGCAAAATGTAGCATCAATGGTGATCAAGTAAGTTGGCACAAAGCCGAACCAATCTCGCATCTGTTGCTCTTGTCTAGCTTTACGCCAGCCACCAACATTGAACATGACTTTTTCGCACTGGCCTAACACCATAGCTTGCTTGCTTTTATAAGCAGAAGAGGCCCAAGCAAATGCTAAAAATTCTTCATTATCGTGAAGCAGCTCAGCTATGTGATCATGATCGGGGTTATAAAGAGGCCCACCAATAGTTAAGTAATTAGCAACAACCCATTTTTTTAGATCTGGTGCTGGTGTTAGTCTAATTGCTTCTTCTTCATCTGCTTGATCAATAAAATCAGTCGGTGGAAATGGTCTGATCTGCTCCATCTTCAATTCTCGCTAATTCGTCTTTAATCCAGTTAATGACATATCCCGACAAAACAGAGTCTGGATGAAAGCGCTCTATTTTGTAACCCATTTCTTCAGCATGATCATATCGATCAAGACTCCATGCTTTATTTGACAGCTTTCCACCACGCCCACCAGACCAGGGCCCGCCCTCAATTTCAATCAACAAGCGTAATTTCACAATATGGAAATCAAAGCGCCAATGCTTGGTATGAATGGGTTGAAACTTGCTTTCAAAGCCAATAGCCAAATCTGTTAATTCTTCTTTTAGAGTTGCTTCAGCCTCTAAATACTTTTGAGTAGCCTTAGGCAATGGTCTGCTTTTAGGTTTTGTTTTGGGCTCTTTTTTCCTTGTTAGCCAAAAATATTCTTTTTCATTCATATTACACCCATAAAAAAACCGCCCGAAGGCGGTGGCTAAACTCAGAGACAACTAACTATTTTTTTTAAAAGTTGATTTATAGAGCCTTGAATTAAAATAATCCGTAATCTCTTTACCTTCATTTTGAACCTTTTCCTCACTTAAAGGTAAAAAATCTAATTCAGATTTCAAGCTCATATACTCTGGAATAAATTTCTTTATTGGCGGAGGTGGTTTAGGTCCACCTTCTGTAATTTTTTCAATAAATCCAGCTAACCATAAAATGTATTCATCTTTTAAATTATGAGGAGGAATCAGACTGACATCTATTTTTACTTTGCATTCCTCTAGTGGTGTACTGAACTGTTCAATAAAATCAATAAAATTATATTTTAATTTAAATTCTGTCCCCTCAATTTCACTGCGTATGTATTTCATAAGGCTGTTCATATTTTCAATACAGTCATGTGAAAATAATTCCTCATCTTTAATTTTGTTATAAACATTTTCCGCAAACATGAGATACTGTGGCATTTCAGCAGCTCCTCATTTTTATAAAGTATTTTTTCTTAAGGTAGTCCTATTATAACAATGTTGCAACAAGAAATTTTCCATTTTTAGTTTAAGGAATTTTTTAAAATTATAAAGACGATTAGATTCAATAAATTAGTACGAATAAAAGCTAGGAAAGTTTGATTTTTCTATTGAGTTTTAAAAGTAAATTATTGAACCTAATTGATCAATTTAAAAAGCTTGCCTATTAGGCAAGCTTCCCCTTTTTGATATTTGCGCTGACCATCAAGGTTTAGTGTTACTTAAAGCAACACTCTGATAATACAGAAATATTTAAAAATAAAAAAGCCCATTTCTTATTCTCAATTAGAAATGGGCTTAGCGAAAAAATGACGCTTATACCTGAAATAGGAAATATCTATTCGGAAATATTTCCAACTGCATCTTGGCATAATATTTAAGCACCATCAATATGAATTGAATAAAAAATAAAATAATTCAAACATTTAAAACACTAATATTTAAATACCTATACATTTCTATTAATGATAGTTTTGATTTCTTATTACTTACAAATAATCTTTTTAGTTCTAGAAAATTATTCAGAACATGAAAAAACCCCACTGACAATTGATATCGAGTGGGGTCTTATGTGCCGTAGTGGGCAGGCTGTTTGCAAGCTATGATCTAGTATTAACTAAAAATTAAAAAAGCAAATTAGTTTTCAATTTTCATAATCACATACTGCAAACTTACATACATTCCAACTTTTCCCCTATTAAGCGCCCCATAAAACTCTTCATCAACAAAATGATCAGATTCATCATATAACCACTTATGAATTTGAATAATTTGAATGTTACCCTTTTTATCTTTTCTTGCTACAGGGTCGATTACAGACCTTACAATTACCCGCTCATTTGTCTCAACATCTCTCAATGTGATAATTGTCATTTTGAATCCCCCATAATAATTATCATGTATAACAGGTAAACTTACTTCGGTATACAAATTTTTATTATTTTTTAATAATTTATAAAGTATTTCACTCTTAATTAACAATAAAAGAAAAAGCCCACCAAAATCTCATATCTGACGGACCTTATGAGCCAAAATATTCCTGGCAAACGGTATTGGCTTAAAGCAAATAATATGGAAATCTTTGAATGCATTAGCGGAAATTCAATTTATGCCTTTTCATCTTTTTGGGTTCACAAATTTTCCCAACAAAATTGGTTAACCATAAAATACTTTCCTCACGATCTTCAAAATGCGGAACAAGGCTTAAATCTACTTTTACATCTCGATCTGATAAAGGCAAACTTAAACAATATTCGAAGTCGATTGAACTATATTTCAGTTTTAGTTTTTTTCCGCAGCTTGATTTTTTATCTCTGCCATAATGCGATTAAGATTAACAATTAAATTATTAGAAACTTGGTTATTCTGATAAACACGTTCATACACGTTCTCAGCCACGTCGATGTACTTTATTAGCTCTGCATTCTCATTCATATCATTTGTACTCCTTTTTTTATTAAATTATGCGGAAATAAATGTTTTTTTGAGTTAGTTAAAATATTCAGCATGTAAATTTTGTTAGTTTTTACTATTGATATCAAAAAATAAATATATGATTATTAATAATTTTTTAATTTTAATTTTTTATTTACACTTTTTTGAACATTAGTCGATTCAAAAGAAAGAGTAAAAGCAAAAAGCCCCACCAATAATTGATTTAGCGGGGCTTCAAATGCCGTAATACGTCCGGCAAACGGAAAAACTAGTTCTTAGGTGCTCTAAGGATATTTAGAACTTTCTCAGACATATCATGTAAGTTAGATCCAAGAGGCAACCAGAAATAATAGTTAATGTTGTCGCGGTTAAAAACCTGTTTGTAGTACTCAGTTTTAAATGATGGGTCGATATCAGATGCTTTAAGCAATCTTCCTTCTTTTTCTATAGTTTTCCCATCGAGCTCACCACCAACACAGATATTCATTTTAAGCACTAGTTTTTAATCAGACTGGACTCTATAGCAAAAAAAGCCCGCACCTTGGGGCAAGTACGGGCTAAGCTTTACAACTGAAAACACTATAATGGAATAGACACCTTATAGCAGGTCTAATATACGATAAATTTCATGTTTTTTAAACCCCAATAAAAAGCCCACTTGAATGCGGGCTTTAACTCAATGAATTTTGCGCTGATCATTAAGGTTACTTGTTGATCTCAAGATAACAACTGTATATTAATTTAAATTTAAGAAATATACAATTTTAATTAAGAGGTGCCCCAACTTAGCACCTCCCGCGAGATAAAAGTTAAACTCGTATATTCCAGATCTTAACCGCAAGATTTACAACTTCCCTTTCATTTTCCCAATCCACATAAATACTTTCTTCGCTTAATGGATGGTCGGGCCAAGTTGTAATATGTGTACTAGGGCTTTGTGAACCACACTCATGACAAAATGCGCAAGCAGACCAAATCACACCATGTTCTTTTAAATCATGAGAATCCGAATCTACTGCTAAACCATGAGTGCACCCACAGAATGGACAAGGCAACCCTTCAACATCTGGTCGCATATTATTATCTTGATCAGCGTGCCATGTGTTGCCCATTTTCGATTCTCCAGATACGCAAAAAGCCCACCATTTGGCGAGCTTTTAAAACAATTTGGTGCAACGCTTATAACTTTGTCCCACCATATCACAAATCTAAACCAAGTGTGCTGCACTGTCAAGATTGCATTACCTCTATTTTACCATCCAAATAAGCCAAACCTTTATCAATCTCAGCACGTACTTTTGCTTTACTACATCTATGTACATTGGCAATTGTTAAATACGACCAATTATTTTCATAATAAAGTATTAAAAACCAAGCTCTTTCTTGTAGAAATTCTCTATTATCGTTATGCATTTTAGCCAAGAGCTTACTTACTTCAACTGCCTCATAATCTTCAATTTCGCATGGCATAGAGACCTTACTTGATCTAATTCTAGTTGTGTCATTTTGGTCAATTAGACATGCTAAAGGATTTGCAGAAACTTTAAATTTTGTTGATCTTACCCATAGACCATATTGTTCCAACCATTGATGAGCAGAACGTTTAGACCAGTCCATTGTCTTGTTATTAACTTTTGCATTCATGTTTAAACTTCCCTCACATCAATATTGTGAACTGTTTTCATCAGGTGTTTTTTATTTCGGTAACTCGGTAGCTTGCGTGTAGCTATAGACTTCACATCTTCAACAACGTATTCACCTGCTGTCGTGAAATAAGTGAAATCGGCAAAATATCTAAGTGCTGGTTTAGCTCGTTTCTCCCCTTCTAATTTTGTCTTCGGTGCCAATTCAAATTTTGTGTGATGCTGCAATTCTTTAATTTCACCTCGTTGTTGTAGAGCCTTTAGCTCGATATACCGTTTGTATTCTTTAGTACTGTCAAAAGTCATTCCATCCAATTTAATTTTCGAAGCATTAAACTTGTTTCGACCCTTTTTCTTTTGAACTTTCGGGCATGTAAGGCGGTAATCAGCAAGGCTCATTGATGACATCAAGCACCACCCTTAATTAAATGATCCAACTCCCTAGCAAAATGGCTATACATCTGAGACTTTTCAAAATCTCTAATACGACTTAATTCGTGTGCCTCAACTCTGTACCTCTGAGCCATTTCACTTATTGATTTTTTAAGTTCATCCAGATTCGCTTGTTGTTCTTTTTGAATCTCCCAAGCCCACTTTCCAGATTTTCCCTCAAACTCACTCATGTCAGGCTCCTTTTCCTCTGGCAACTTAGTCATAACACCATCTGGAAATTTAAAATCTCCATGCCACTTCCCGTTTTCCCAAATAGACCAAATCCCACATTCATCACTGTTGTAGTAATATCCAGCCTGCCAATGTGTCGCACCTTTAGGGCGGCGTTTTAATATTTGTTCAAACTCTTCTCTACACTTATCCATTCTTCACCCCAATCTATTGAGCTTGTCAGCCTCGTTAATGTGCGCCTCAGTTACTTTGCAGTTAGGCGAAATGTGGTTTTCTGGCTTGTCTAGGATTTCTAATTCCCTTGAATTCGAGGGTTTATCAATGCGGTGGCCTGCTGCTATTTCTTCATCTTCGGCAAAACGAAAATTAACTTTATGAGCGAATGAATAATGCTCTTTATCCCAATATGCTCGAATGAATTCTTTGTAGATTTCTTGAATGGTCATTACCTTGTTCTGGCTGCTACTCTTTAAAACAACCCAATCCCCGACTTTAAACTCACTCATGGCTGGCTCCTTTTTCTGCGAAGAACTGCACCTTGTCATTTGGATGCATCTTGTTCCAATCCTCTTGAACCCATTGGATATAAACATTCACTAAGTGAGCTAAGTTATCTGCGTTTTTTGCTTTCTCTGTGAATAGATCAATCATGTCGCGTTTATAAAAATCGACTGCCTTTTCACGATCAGTCCAAATTAAGTTTTTATAAACTCGCCCATCCTTACCAAGACGCTTTATAAAAACACCATCCACGTTTGGATTAATAGCAATTAACAAAGCACGTCTCACAATGAGAATTCGATCAATTAACTTCATCCCCGCCTCGTCCAAACATTCACGCACTACAATCGAGTCGCTCAAACTAGCTTTCACATAAAACAACCTTTGATGCGGAAGACTGTGATATACAATTTTATCCCCGACTTTAAACTCACTCATGACTGGCTCCTTTATAATTCTCAAAGAAGAACGTCACAGGTTTTGTCTTAATTTCAATCAAACCGAAACGAAGTAAATGACGAGCATGTGTGCTATCGCGTAGTAACTGCACATCACGGTAATGTGTAAGCATTTTTCGCCACCCTTCCAGCGGCATAGACGATTTGTTTGTATTGCAAGGAACACATGCAGGGTTCATGTTTTCTAAAGTGTCGTTTTGCGGTCTAGTCATTTCACCCGTAATTAACTTACCGCCACCAACATGAATTAAATCTCTCTTAACGGCTTCGATATGATCTGCATGCCACTTGTCACCAAGCAACTCACCACAGTAAGCACAATGTCCACCAAACTTTTGTTTTAACTCTGCACGCTGTTGTTTTGTTAGTTTCATTAGAAGTCACCCCCGCTTAGCATGGTGCCTAAACCGCCATCAGCAGCCTCTAACTCCCGTTGAGGGCGACCACTTGAGCCATGAGAGTTGCCAAGCATTAAAATTAGACCATCGTTCGCGCTGTAATACTCTGCATCAGGGAAGCTTTTGCGAATATCTTTCATAAGCTTTTCCAGCCCCTTTGTTAATGTCTTGAACCGTTTTTCAAAATTCGGGTCTGCTTGATTCAAAAGATCGTTAGCATCAACATCACCACCAGCGATTTCGTTCAATACATCTTCTTCTGTCATGTAAATTTTCATACAGCCTCCTCCATTGCGTGGTAATACTGCGGATCCAAATCAAGAAAAGTTGATCTAGCCAAGTCGGTAGCTAATCGAACTGTGCCAATTGAGCCGTTACGAGCCTTACCTATGATGATTTCTGCTGTACCTGCTTCTTTAGAATCCTTGTTGTAGACTTCATCGCGGTAAATAAACATGATGATGTCTGCGTCTTGCTCTAAGTCGCCTGATTCTTTTAGATCTGCGTTTACAGGGCGTTTGTTTGGGCGGTTCTCTAAGTTACGGTTAAGCTGTGCTAGTGCGATCACAGGACAATCAAAGTCACCTGCCATACGCTTAAGCTCATTAGATATTTCACCGATATCTTTGTCAGAACGACCAAAGTTGTTTTTAGTGAGTGGTGTTACTTTCTGGATGTAATCAACAAAGATTGCGCCAATCTTTCCGTATTTGGCTTGAACCTTCTTAGCTGATCTGCGGATAGTTGCCACAGTTGCGCGGTTGTTGTCGTCGATCATCAAAGGTGCTTTCTCAAGTACTAGAGCAGCGTTATTGACCTTCTGCGTATCGTCGCTATTTGGGTCGATATGGCCTGTTAATACTTTGCGTAGCTCTACTCCACCAATGCCGCTAATTAAGCGCTGTGCGATCTGTCTACCCTTCATTTCGATTGATATGAATAGAACCGGTAAAGATTGGTTGATCATCATGTCTGCTGCAATGTTTTGAGCAAACGTTGTTTTACCCATTGAAGGGCGTGCACCAATGATGACCAGATCCCCTTTGCTGATTTCACCTAGTTTGTTGTCCAGAGCAGTAAAGCCAGTCTTGATACCGCCCTCATAAGGCATTTGGTTATGAATTGCCATGTGGCGATCAAGGAACTCTTTTACAGCTTCTTTTGAAAACTCATGAGCATGTTTAAGCTTTTCCTCACCAGCACCAAAATCTAAGTTTTGAACTAATGACTGAGCCTTGCTTACAGCAGATTCAGCAGTATGCGTTACCAAGTCATTTGCAATTGAATTGATCAGCTTACTAGTCTCTTGAAGCTTTCTGCGGGTAGATAAATCTTTAAGCTTCTTGATGTGAGTAACCAACAAACTTGCATTACTTACACGGCTCATCAAGTTAACAATGAACTGTTCATCAATCTGGTTAATCTCTAGGGGATTCGCCTTGATCAATTCAAATACAGTCACTTCATCAAACGACTCACCCTTGCTCAATTGGTTTTTAATGTGTGCAAAAATGATTTGATGTTGTGATGCAAAGAAATCTTGAGCATCGATCTGTGAGATAAACTCATCAGCAGCTTGGTCAATCGTCATGAGCGTAGACAGAATGCTTTGCTCAACCGGAATAGAATATAGTTCGATCATTAATCCATCCCCTTAAATTTCTTAGCAACGCCTTTGAATTGTGTTGCTGGTTGTTCAGGGATGGCTTGATGCTGCTCAACAACTGGATTTTCTAATTGCTCAAGCTCTGCATTTGTCTCCTGCCAATTCCAAGCTGCTTTGAAAGATTCCCAACCACGAACAACGATAATTTGGAATACACGCTCATTACTTAGTTTTGCTTCCTGAGCTTGTTTGAAAACAAGTTGTAAAGCTCGTTGAGTTACTGGTTTTTTCTTCTTGTTGCGAAGATCAAGATATTCAGTTGCTGTTTGCTCAGATACTCCGTTTTTCAACAAGAAATCTTTTGCTTTGAATTTTTGTGTTTTTGGTGCTGATTCAGCACAAATAATATCTGTAGTATTCTCTGTATGTATTCTCTGTATTAGATGGGCGGATTTGTGCATTCAGTGTGGCGGAATTGTGCATACAGTCTGGCGCATTTGTGCATTCAGTATGGCTGTTCTGTGCATTCAGTGTGGCGGAATTGTGCATACTATTAATATCAATGCTTTCAGAGTATTTGATCAAAGCTTGATAAAGGTTTTCATGCTCTACACGGTAGTAAACACGACGAGGCACACCCATCTTTTTTTCAGAGATGAATTTAAGTGATTTAAGTGTAGCTCTAGCCGTATCTTGCTCACGACGAGTAAGACCAGTTTCTTGAGTCCACTCATGATGTGTTTTGAAGATCCAACCTTCACTGTCTTTAGTGCGAGAAGTCCAGTAGACCAATTGAGAGAGCATCAAGGCTCCATTGATCCCACATCCTAAAAATACATAGTGCTTGTTGAATGCTATTGGCTGTTCGTTCATAGCTTCAATCAACTTAATAATTGGAATTGATGCACCCATCAAACACCTCTCAATACAAATGCAGCCAAATCAGCTTTTGCTTTAGCTAATGCCATAGAGTTTTCGAGAGTTCGATTAAGCACATAAGCCTCAACCGCTTTTTGAAACAAACTAATCTTCCGATTTAGTTCAATGTCTGCTAATATTGAATAGTTCATTTGGTCCTTCTCCGATTGAACACTAAGCCTGATCCACGGAATCAGGCTTTTTTAATGCCTGAGATTTCTCAGTTATTTCCAAACCACTTAGAGTAGACTTCACTCTTAAGCCCTCTTTATTTCTATAAACATCTTGTGGTAAATTGACTCCGTTCATTTGTTTTTTCAGGGCTAATGAACAGAAAGCCTGGCCGATTTGGGAGTGGTCAGGCTTTTTTTAATGCCTGAAAATTGCTATTTACATTTGTTTTACAAACGACTTGTGGTAAATTAACTGTATTCATTTGATTCACCTCAATTGAATGCCTATAAACCACTCCTACTTCCGGCAAGGAGTGGTTTTTTAATATCCAAGCTTTTCTTTTTGACCACTGATTTCGTCATGAAATAAGTCATCCACCGTTTCTATACGGTTCATCCAGCTTTTAGACATGACTAAAAGTGCAGCAACACGTTCTTTATCAATGCTCTGATAATCTTTAGGAACGACTTTTAAACCAAGCAAGCTCAATAGCTCGCAAAACATTTCAATTTCATTCAAGCCATTGTTTTTCTTATCTGTTTTAAGCCGAGTAATGGTGCTTGGATCAACTTTTAATTGTTCAGCAATCTCTTTTTGATTGCTTATATCAAGGCCATGCAATATACGAGAGACGTCATTTCTGGCGCTTGCAGATATATCAACGGATAATTTGCTCATGTTGTTACCTAAGCGTTTAATGCATTTAGATCAGCTTTTAGCTGACCTTTTGTTAATACTTCGAAAGTGGCTTGAGTACGTGGTGGAATTCCCTCTTTTTCCCACTTTGTTAAAACAGAACGTACTTTTTTGATTTTCTTAGCTAATTGAGAGTTGTTTTCTACACCGTAATACTCTCTTAATTGCTGAACATTCATATTCAAAACCTTGAACAAATAGATTCTATTAATTGAACATTATGTTCAAGTAATTGTCAAATATATTGTTCATAATTTTGAACATTGCTAATTAAGGATTTGAACATGGCACAGTCTGTTTCTGACAGGATTCAAATACGGATGAAGGATTTGGGTTTATCCCAAGCTGATATAATGCGTGCAACAAAAGCGGCACGTGGAACTGTTTCGGGTTGGGTCAATGGAAGTAATAGCCCGAGTGCAAAACATATTGAATCATTAGCAGAATGCTTAAAGACAAGTAGCACTTGGCTTCTAACTGGTAAGGAAACCACGAACTCAACCAATAAAACCGCTAATGATGCTAGTAATGTGACCAAAGTAGATAAGGAATTAAGAAGTATTCCTGTATTTGATTATGTGCAAGCGGGGTTATTTCACGACGTGGGATATGATGGTATTAATCCAATAGGTTCTACTTGGACTACATATGAAAATTATAAACCAGAATGTATTTTTGCTTTAAAAGTCGAAGGGTTAAGTATGGCCCCTGATTTCATGCCTGGTGATGAGATTGTAGTAGATGCATGTTTAGAAGCTAAGCCTGGATCATTTGTTATCGCACAAGAAGTACAACATGGCATAGCTAGAACAACTTTTAAAAAATATCGTGTAATCGGAGTTAATGAATTTGGAGTTGATATTATTGAACTTGTTCCCTTAAACCCTGACTTTCCTACCTATAACTCAACTCAGATTGAAATTTCAATTATAGGTGTGGTTGTTAGGCATAATAGAGAATTTAAATATTAAATAGAAAAATCTGCTTTATTTAAATAACTTTTTAACATTATTAATGGGTTAATGCATGAAAATAGAAGAATTTATAAACGATAATTTGTTATATGGAAGAGCCTTAATTGATTTACAAATTTGTAATAAAGGCTCAAATCCTTTATGGACGGGATTTGTTTCTACTAACCAAGGAGAATACCCAGCTTATATTAAGAAGTGTCGACAAGCTGATGGGTTATGTATTGAAATTATAAGTTCTCTATTGGGATTAATGCTTAATATTCCTATACCTAAGCCCATGCTTGTTTTAGTTGAGCCTGGTCATCCACAAATTGCTGTAGATAAACCTACTTTCCTTTTTGGTTCACAAATGTATGATATGCCTTCATTTGAAAGATTCTTAATGGATCACGAATTAAGTGAAGAATGTTTGCTAGATTTCTCTGGTTTGCATTCAATTGTAGCTTTTGATGAGTTAATAGCCAACCCTGATAGAAGTAAAGCTAATATTTTATATGATGGCGATTCATTTCGATTTATTGATCATGAGAAAGCATTTTCTACTTCTCAAGATCCTAGATTACCGATTAATGAAATGACAAAGGTTGGTAATATTTCAGATATCATTCAATACTATAAAGGAGAGAATGAAGTATACATACATAAGTTAATGACTAGAATCAAAAAATCTATTAGCGAAGAGATGTGGGCGACAAATTGCGACACTCTGACCAAACAAGCTAAAGAAAACTCGTTACTTGCCGAATATAATTCCATCCTAGAAAGGGTTAGAAGCTTCTTAATTTCGAGACATACAGTCTTGGCAGTATTAATTGAGAATGCTATAAAGCCACCACTACACCCTCAGCAACTGGACTTAATAGGAGGTTAAGATGTTTGATAAAATTTCGTTCCCTTCTGCTCCTAATTTCTTTGCTGAATGGAGAACGGTCTATTTTGAGCCAATTCCAAATAGTGGAGAACGTATAGCGATTCTCATCACAACTAAAGATTTAAACGGGAAAATTGAAATTTTTGATGCGTTACACCCTACTGTTATTGATAGTTTATACGGGTCTAAAGCTTCATCATTTAATGGTTATATTAAATTAATAAAAGCAAATATTTTAAAGAATAATGGAGAATCTACTATAGATGGTGTTTCTATTGGGGAATGGCATGCTTCTCAATCAGAAAATATTCAAGGAATTGTTCGTCAAGCTCTATATAAAACAGCAAGCTTAGGATCTGTTGCTTTAAAGGGACTATTTGAGCAAGATGATAGTCCAATTGAAAATGAACAAGTGGATAGCCGTTGGTCCAAAAGGATTAAAACTGCAGTATTAGAAATTGATTCATCCTATGAAAATGCTTTTGATATAAAGATACCAATAGGGAAAGATGTAAAAATCCCTTGTGGTTTTCACACCGCACGCTATTCTGCGAAATTTAATGTCTGTACTTCACAAACTATTACGCGGATGAAATCAAATCTAATGGATTTACAAATTTTTGATTCTCATAATATTTCTAATAAATACGATTTAATAATACAGATGCCTACAGATGATAACTTACAAGTTCCATTAAAATCACTATCAAGAATGAGAGAAAATATTGAACTTTTAAAAGAAGAAGTTGCATCAAAATCACATATCCAGATTTTCACATGTGGTTCTGAAAAAGAAGGTGCTGCTAGGATTTTTGATATGCTAAAAGCCAGCTAACTAAATTAAATAAAGAAAACCCACCTTATGGTGGGTTTTCTTTTATCTAAAAAAGATTTGTTCAATAAATTGAATATTTGTTAACTCAAAAACCGAACAAAATATTGACATATTCGTTCAATTAGTTGAACATAGTACTCGTGGACAACAAAAAAGCACATCGACTCTCTTACCTTCCGATGTGCTTTGCTATATGCGAGATCAATTATGAACGTAAAAGCTACCCCTTTCAACTCATTTGCATTTGTCAGCATGGCTGCTCTTGCAATCTCTGGTGGTTCTTTAGTTGCTTGCCAATTGCAGCCAGCTTTCCAAACAAAAGAAGCACCTACTCTTTTTACACCTAAAACCCTACCAAGTACTTACGGTGTCTTAACTGCAAAAATCACAGGTAAACATTCTGGCGTTGCCGTCATCAAATTAGATAGCTTCCGTTTAAATGTGAGCTTTGACTTTGAAGCACATCCAGACAGTTACGGCGTTCCAGGTTCTGAATTTACCACTGTTGATATTACTCAACTCACTGTAAATGAAATCACTGATATTAACGGTAAGTCATATAACGATTTCACCGAATTTGAAGACATCCGAAACATCAATAGCCTTCTAAAAGGCTTCATCGAACGTAACAAGTTGGTGGAGGCTTAATCATGGCTAATTCAACTCTAAATCTATCTGAACGCCAACAAGCCGTTTTAGAAACAGTGATCGAACTCAATAAGGAAGGTCATCGACCTTATACATGGCAAGTGGCTAGGCGCATGGGCATTAAAGGCCACCAAATTACCGAAAAACAGTGTGGTTATGATCTAAGCGTGATTATTCGTACAAAAGGTACAGGGGTATTTTCTGTCAAGTTTGATAGCAATCCTAAAGTTTGGATCTATCAAGAACCTAAGGGAGCTGCTTAATCATGACTAATTTCAAAAAACACCCTGACGGCTACAAGTCATTTTTAGGCCGTGATGATAAGGGCTTCTACTCTGTTCGTATTGGCTGGCAAGTGTACGCATCTAATGCTAATGGCTCAGTTCTTTACAAAGTTAAAGATGGATTTAAGACGCCTTTAAATGTGTTCAGGTTCCAAACTGAATATCCAAAAGTTTGGAATGAACTCACACAAGAAATCGATTTTCAACGCAGAAAGCAGCTCGCAATAAAACTGCGTGAAACAAACATCCCTACTTATGACCGCAAAGCTTATAAAACTAAGCGCGGCTTCACTGGCTCTAGATGAGGATAAGAAAAATGACAACTGAAAACTCAAAAGACAATTTACATATCTGGAATGCAGTTAAGCAAACGCCTACCAATTTTCTTAAAAAAATTGAGTTTGGTTATTTAAAAGGTAAATCAGATATTAACCCTCAATGGCGATTAATGGCTATGACTCAGGCCTTTGGACCTGTTGGTCATGGCTGGACTTATAGACATGTGCGTTTATGGTCAGAAACCGCGCCAGATGGAACCATTATGGCTTTTGCTGAAGTAGCAGTAAAAACCAAGATTGATGGTGTTTGGGGTGAGGAATTTTTCGGCAACGGCGGTTCAGCAATTGTTGAAGTTCAAAAAGGCAAATTAGTAGCGATTGATGAAGGTTATAAAAAGGCCGTTACTGATGCTCTAGGTGTAGCGTTTAAAGCTATTGGTGTGGCAGCAGATGTTTACCTCGGTAATTTTGATGGTAGTAAATATCTATACAACTATGACTATGCATATCTAGAGCAAAATGCCTCACCCCCAGCAGGTCAAAATTCAAACCAGAATAACCAGACAACTGCTCAGGGTGGTAACCAGAAGCCACCTCGTACTCAGGACCAACTATATCAAGATGCTTTAAAAGCAATTAAAGATGCTCCAGACACTAACATTTTAAATGCTGCAATTAAGAAATTTAAAGGTACTACGTATGAGGCGGGTATCAATAGAGCATGCCAAGCACGTGCCGATCAGATGGGTTGGTCGCCTAAAAACAATCCTCAGCAAGTTCAGCAAAAACAGTCATTACATCACTAATAGGAGAGCTATTTATGTCTAATTTACTAACTGCAGCTGAAGCATTTGCAGCTCTTCAAAAAGGTAAAACTGTTCTATGTCGTCCTATTGGAGACATGTTGGACTTTTCTGACTTAGATCAATTCCCCGCTTCTGTTTTTGGTAAACCGGGTTTTGAATTCTGCATCAAAATCGAAACTATTGAACTGGCTGGGATTACTTTCACAAAGCCATTAACTATTGATGAGTATGAAGAAGGACAGGATGTTTTTGTAATTACTACATATTCGCCTTCAATTTACGTCGTGAATTTTAAAACCACCGCATTAATTGAATCTATTAATAGTGGTTTTGTTCAACGTGATGCCGAAAACGCCAAGCTTCAATTAAAAGCATTTTCAAAAGCACTCGGTATTGAAATCAACAATGATTTAAGTGTTATTCGTCTTGGTGAGGAACCTAAAAAACAGAGAGGCAAAAAATCAAAAGCAGAAAAGCCTAGTGAAGTTATTTCTGCAGAAACTCAACCAACAATTGTTATTACCGAACAAACAAATGTCACCACATCTGAGGATCTGTTAGTTCCAGAAACTAACGAGCATAAAGTAGATCCTGAATATCAGAAGGCATTAGATGCTCTTCTTCAGCGTGTAAAAGAATCAAAAACACCTGAAGAGGTAAATGCTGTTTATCGATATACCCGTACGTGGAATGACAAACAAATGGAACCTCTCCTCCTTGCCACTCATAAGCGACTTGAAGAGCTCGAAAAATCTAAGGTACCTGCAAATGAACCACCTTCACTAATGGTTCAGATCCAAAACGCGCCCGACTTAACAACATTAGATGCTTTGGAAATAGATGTGGCCGCACGAGATCCACAGATTCAATCACGACTCATGGATTTTGTTAAGAAACGCCGCTTTGAGTTACAAAATGCGGCATCAAACGAACCTGATTATTTACTGGAGGAACCTTTCTAATGTCGAAACAAACTACTCCAGAGTTTCTTTTCGAGCCAAGGCTGCTACCAATGTAGCTTTTCGAAAAGTTCATTGTGTTCAACGTAAATGCGGGATATCGCGGGAAAGGTACACCACACGGCGTGAACCTTATTAAGGGTAATAAGCCTACCCTTTCCTTAACTGATAAAGGGGTGATGAACAAAGCAGCTCAAGAGCGTTACAAGTTAATGCTTTTGAAGTATTTCAAAGAAGGTCGTTCTGCAATGGATGAGCTGGATCATGAAGTTAAACGTATTTATAAAATGGTGGCCTAAATGATTGATCTAAACCAAGAACTTGAAGATTTTGATGCTTATTTTTTTAAAAGACATGGTGAATTGCCCTTAGATCCTTCCTCTGAGGAATACGCTAATAAATCATATCTAAAACACGAGATGTTTAAGGCATGGAAAGCAAGAGCTAAAGCTCAGGCGGTGCCGGAGACTCATCTATTAATTCCAAAGGAACCAAATCGCAAAACTATAATGGCAATGGCTTGTGTCTGCTTAGGGGCTGTTGGTTCAGATCCAGAGTTCCTTACTCTTAAAGAAGCTAAAGATGTTTACAGTGCACTAGTTGAAAAAGAATCGGGAGCTGAAGGATGAGTGAATCAACTTTATGGGCGGTTGCAATGCGACCTGAAGGTTACAGCCCCTTTAGACAAACCCCAGCAGTTTCTAAAGAGATAGCAGAGAGAGCTGTTGAACGTTATAGAAAAATGCATGAAAAAGAAGGCAATAACTTTTTTTTAGAAATTTTCGATGATGTTATCAAAGTCCAGAAATGGCACGGCACCCGTAAGGATCATATTAAAAAACTATTTTATGTAGAGAGTTGGTTTAGTGAACCTATGTACCAATGCTTTGATTTGAAGACAGCAGAGCGCGTTTTTAAATTTGATGAAATTGTTAAGTGCTACAAAAAAGGTTCTGCCCCTCTTGTAACCAAAAGCTTTGATGAAGCAAAACTATTTTATGGATCTAGTGAGACGGGTTTTAAATATCAGATCCAGCCAATAGAACCACCTGAAAACCTTTTCAATTGGTTTCATCCAGATATTGAATTGTTTGACACCATTGAAGAAGGTGCAGAAGCCTATACAAGAGAACAGTGGGCACAACTTCAGATGAATCTTAGAGTTGAAATTGAAACTCAACTATTAGATTACGATGAAATACCAAATATACCGGAAGATGCAGTAGTTTGGCCCAACTGGAAGCCAGAACCGCCAGAAAAAGGACTCTTTTTAATTGCAGCATTTGATTCAGAAGATGGCCCAGTACTTTGGTGGGCAAATCCTAAAGCAGAAAGTAAGGAGAAATAAATGTCACGTTTAACTAAATTAGATCGTATGACACATGCAGAAAAAGAGGCTGCTAAGAAGGAATTTTGGGAAGCTGCTGATAATCAAACTTTTCCACCTGAAACAGTAGCTATTGTTATGCATGTTTCTTTACCGTGGTTGCAAAAGAAAAGATGTGAAGGTGGTGGTATTCCCTTCTCGAAGCCCCACAAGCGTCAGGTAAATTATGTGAAGGCTGATGTTTTGGCGTATATTGAACAAAACAAAATGGCACATACTGCATAAGCGGCCAAGTGCCGCTTTTTTAATCAATTAAAATAGACCTTTAATAGACTTAAACCTGAAAAATAGACCATATTTACCGAAATAGACCATTAATAGACTATTTTTGTATTGCTAAAGATTGTGTAATATTGCATTGTATTGTTTTAATATAAATTACTAAAAATATTGATTTTTTAATATCGCTAGGTATTGCTTAATATTGCATTGTATTGTTAGAATCATCAAAACCCCGCTGAACTTTAGGGTTCAAGGGTAACGACATGCAGCGGCATCTTCGGAGCATTTATTTTTAAATAAATACCTATAAATTCGAATTTTATTTTCAAATTAAAATACCTAGACAGACCTGTCAGTCTATTTTTTATTTTCTTAACTAATTAGTTGTTCTTAAAAATTAAAGACTTATTATTTTTTAATTATTATTCATTTCTACGTAAACATTCCTCATACCATCCTGCTTGAAAATCTTCAATTGCTTGGCGTTTAAAGAAACTTGTCTTAAATACTTTGGCAGCATAAGCTGAGCTAATTAAGTCTTGATAAAGCTGCTTGGCTTCTTCATCTGCTAACCCATTGGCAATTTGTTGTAAATCTTGTGCTGGTACTTTTTGCTGTCGTGCTTCCATCACGTTATAAGCGACCTTTTTTACGATATTACAAATATCCGAGTCAGCTGTACTTTCATTAGCATAACAACCGGTGGCAATAAAACTTAATAATAATATTTTAAATTTCATATCCCTATCCTATTATTCATCTTCCGTTCTTAAAAAAGTAATAGATGAGAAGACCTATTCCTTTCAAAATGTTCATGCAGGATTAATTACATAAAAATAAATGATCATGACCACAAGCAAGATGGAAGCAAGTGTTAAATAGGTGCCGACTGTATTAAAACTCTGTAAAAATTTTAAGATCTGCATTTCAAATCCAGAGAAAAGTTCAAGTAATTAACAGAGGAAATTTAGCACAACTAAATAATGCCAATCAATTCACACTTTTAAATTTTTATCGTGATTTAATTCAAATA